TGCCGGACTGCCGCTCGCCGCTGCATATGGTGCTGACCTTCAGCAAGGGCATCTACCTGACCGACACCGCCGAGCAGTTGCGCGACCCGAATCAGGCGCATTCCAGCACGTGGCACGTCGAATGCGCCGGACTTCTCGCTGTTCCGCGAGTGGGAGCGGTCGTGATCGTGACCCTTGAGACCCACGTCAAATGCCCGTCGTGCTCCCACCCCATCCGGTTCATCGGCGTGGCCACGATCCGGGTGAACAAGAGGTCAGCCCGGACCGTGGATGGCATCATCCTCGGGGCGTTCGAGGACTGGCGCTGTCCCGGCTGCCGTGAGGTCATCCCCAGGGACATGCCGATGGACAGGGAACCGTACCGGGTGGCGGATAAGGACGCGGTGAAGGTGGCGGCCTACCGGAAACGGCGGTGGGGGATCGAGGACGGCGGGGCGATCGTGGAACGGGTCAGGTCAGAGACGGCAGCGACGAGGGATGCAGGGTGAGTACCGCCGCAGCATGGCCAGAGCCCTACCTCCAGCCTGACCGCAACCAGGACTGCGGCTTCTACGCCACCGCCTACATCGTCCGCTGCCTCGGCGATACGGGGTGCACGGCTGGCCAGGTCAAGGCGTGGCGCGAACTTACCCGCTATCACGAGACCGCCTACCCGCGTGATGTGACCGGCGCGGAGACGTGCGCCTTCACCGACGACATCCACGACCAGGCCGGGCGTGCCAGGTACTACATGGGGCCGGGTGGCGAGGCGTGGGTGCGGGGCTGGCTGGCGGACGGCTGGACCGGCTACGCGAATGTCTTCCGCATCCCGGACATAGCTCACGCTGTGGCCGTGCTCGCCGCTTCCGATGACGGCGTGCTGCTGATGGACCCGCTCAGCGGCCACGTCACCGAGCCGTGGGACTGGTTTCTCGGAATCGGCCCCGGCAGGTACGGCTGCCATTACATCGAGAGCTGGTACCGGTTGTGAGCACGCGGACCTCAGTTCATCCCGCCCCGCACGGCGGGGAAATACTCTCACATCAAAGCAAGAAAGAAAACACTCGATCTACCTGCGATGTTGCACCAGAATTGGTGCGGTCAGGGGTCACCAGAATTGGTGCGCCCGAAACGGCGAATGAGAGTCGCTCACCTTGGCTTCTGCACCAGGATTGGTGCGCGGCCGGCGATTACCCTGGACCTGTGCTCGCGGCGGACGCCGAGCTTGTCCAGCGCTTCCCGCGTGCTGTATCCGGCCATCTCCAGCATGGCGAGGCGCAGCGAGGTAGGCGGCATCTGGATCAGCGCGAGCGCGGCCAGATCGTCAAGGTCGACCGAGGTACGGCCGGCGCGCCCGCCCGGCATGCACGGCCCGACAAGCTTGGCGACGTGGGGACGCATGGCGTCCATGTCGTGAAAACCGCACCACGACTTCCAGCGGACGTGCTTACCCGGCGCGTCGTACTGAAGACCGCGCTCAACGTCACAGCCGGGAACGGGGCAGTTGGCACGCCACTGCCCGTTCGGCTCGCGGTGCGAACCAAGCCTGATCAGCGCACCGGACCAGCATCGGATAGCGCAGTCTTCGGCGGTGGGTTCACCGCGCCCGCACGCCACCCCTGGTCAGCCGCGACCGGGGCACGAGTGCCCGAATTTGCCGTGGGGCATACTAAAAGCTCTCCTGTTCGCGGGAGTAGCGCGGGGCCGGCCTGCTTCTTGGTCGGAGGGGGCCGGTCCTGCGTGTTTTACAGGGTTTACTGCGGCGTCTTGGTCTTCCCGTCGCGGACCTTGGCGATGTACTCGCGCGTGAAGCTGGCCGCGTGGCTGATAGCCGATGGCCCTAGCTCGCGCTTGCGGTCTTCTGGCAGCGCCTCGCCTTCTGCCAGCCCTTCCTTGATCTCACGGAACAGGCGAGTGCGTGCGCGGTCGTACTCGACGCGAGCCTTCCTGATCCGTTCGAGGCGGTCTTCTGGTTCCATGATCGCCATCCTAGCCCAACACTATGCGCGTACCAAGTGCGCACCGTTTGACGCGAACAATGTTGGCTGCTACTGTTCTCGTATGCAGACCACCGAGCACACCGCCAAGTGCCTCCGCTGCGGCCGGGTCCGCCGCTTCCGCACCGCCGAAGCTGCCGCGAAGGCAGCCCCGAGCGGGCGCATCTGCCGGATGAAGATCCGCGCTGCCGCCATCGCTGCCGCTGTCAAGGGCTTCGCCCAGCGGCAGATCGACGCGGCCCTTGAGCTGATCTCGGACGGCGGTCTCGTCCCCACCAACCGCCCCGGCGTGTTCCGTGCGGTGTCCAGCGACGGGGAGCGGACCTACCTCACCCACAGCGAGACGTGCGGGTGCCCGTCCGGCCTGAAGCGGCTGACGGCCTGCACCTGCAAGCACTCGCTTGGCGTCCGCATCATCATGGCGACCGGAAAGGCCTGAACCGTGATCAGCAGCGAAGACTACCTGGGTCTCAAGCACCGGCCGCACTCCATCAGCAGCCGGGCGCTGGACAAGCGCCGCACCGAGATCGGCATCTGCAAGGCCACCGACCGGATACAGGAGAGCGGCAGGCCGGTCCTGATCGAGCACTGCACCCTCCGGTACCCCACGTACAAGATGGCGCGCGAGGTTGCCGAAGCGCTCCCGCTCGGCCCGGATTACTACCGGATCAACCTGACCACCTACAGCGCGGCGACGGGCTGGCAGGGTCAGGCCACCGGCAGCCGCGACGCTGACGGCAACTGGCAGGAGATCTGAGATGGCCCGCCTGACCCAGCGCGAACTCAGGGCCATCAACGAGGCGCTATCCGCCCGTCTGGCCGGCGAGATCGAGCCTCTGGACGGAATCAGCGCCGAGGACTACGAGACGGCCAAGGCCAAGATCGAGGCCCGTATCAACTGGAAGGCGGACGAGTGATGCCCGGTATATTCCCGAACCCCGGTGATGTCGTTACTTTCCCCGGCGCCGCAACGCCCGCGAACCGCACGCGCCGGTATGTGGTCACGGACTGGTACGGCAACCTCATGGTTTTCGTTCCGGAGGACGCTCCCGACGTGAGCTTTAACTACCTGTACGTCGACCTGTGGCGGATCGGGATGGCCCTAGCGCCCACAGAAAGGGCGGCGGTATGAGCGGCTACGCGGACGGTTTCAAGCGCGGTACGAATATTCACCAGCGCACCCGGATGGCACGCGTAGCCGACTTCCAGGCGGCCGAACTGGACGTGGCGATATCCCTGCATGGAACCCGTGACGCCAAGTGCGCCGCCGGGGATCACGCTGTGCGCGTGGCCGACCCGAAGCAGGTCACTTACCTCGCGTACGGGAAGCGCGTCGAGCCGGGCACCCGTTACTGCGGCTGGTGCAGCGCGATCCTTCCAGCCGAAGGGGCGGCACAGTGAGCAGCGACGCCGTACCGGCCGGAGACGTCGACCGCTGGACCCGGCACCTCTGGCACACGTCCCAGCACAACCGGATGGTGATCGGTCTCGCCGGCCGGATTCAGGGGATCGTGCACGAGATGCGCGAAGCGGCCGGCCTGCCAGAGTTCGGCTGGAACACAGCCTTCCCGGATGCCGAGTTCAGCGAATGCACCGTTCACGTCGAGGACTGCTCCGGGCAAGAGCATCACGGAAGGCTGGCCCCATGACCACCCTGACCATCCCCGAGTACCCCGGTCCCGGTGTCGGCATCTCGGACCAGTGCGGTATCTGCCGCGAGACGTTCGACCTGATGGCCGAACCGGACCAGTACCCGTCCGTCGCGGTCGAGGGTGAGATGCCCGAGCTGATCTGCGACGCCTGCCAGGACGCCATGGAGCAGGAGCCGGCCACCGCGAGCGAAGGCTATTGCCCGCTGCCGGTGCACTGCGGCTCCCCTTGTCGCTGCTAAGACCGCTCCCGCTGAGACCTGAACGGAGACCTTGAGATGAGCACCCCCTTTGAACTAACCCCCGCCGACATCTCGGCCATCGAGGAGGCGTTCGAGGCCATCGCCGGCAGCGTGACCGGTGACCTCGTGCCCGACGCAGCGCAGATCACCGCCCGCGACCCGAAGTGGGCCGAGGCGGCCATGTCGCTGCTTGAGCGACTCGACGCGGCCCGCTCGGCTGACGGCGACACGGACTGGTCTACCTCGTCGCTGCGGAACATGATCGCCCGCGCTGCGCAGAGCGGACGCTGACCCATGACCTCCACCCCGACAAGCCGGAAGGCGGAACCGGATGAGCCGTCTCGATGACCTCCGCGCTGCCATGAAGCGCTACGAGGAGAAGCAGCTCCAGAACATGGTCGTGCCGCCGCTTGAGGTGCTAGGTCGGCCGATCACCAAGGCCGACATCGAGGCGTACCCGGTGTATTTCATCATCGGCCCCGGCCGGGAGATCGCCGAGCGAACCAAGTGCGGCCACGGCTACCTGCTGACTAGCAGCTGCCCCGGCTGCGATGCGGAGGACTGACCTATGTCTCTCACCGGACACGACATCCCGATCGTCACCGCGAAAGCCGGGGGCTGAACGATGGCCATTGCTCAACTGCGGGAAGGTATCCGGCCGGGGTCGGGGCTGTGGTTCTACGACTGCGGCGCCTGCCCGTGTGCTTTCGGGACGATGGGGTCACGGGAGAAGGCGGAGCAAGAGGGCGGAGCTCATGACGCCGTGTATCACGAAGGCCGAGGAGGAATAACCGATGCCAGTCACCGGACACGACATCCTGACCAACGCCGATCTGTTCCGCGCGGCCTACCCGTCTTGGCCGTCCGCCGAGACTGACCCTCTGGCCCTCCCGCCCATAACCGCCCGCGAACTGACCGACTACAGCGACGACGAGGGTTTCGCCGTCCCGTGGCCACCGAGAGCCCTAGCCGTGGCCAGCCCGACCACCCAGCGCATGACCCGCCTTCTGGCGGGAGAGGACTGAACCGATGCCGACCGCGACCCGCACCCGCAGGCCCCGCCGCGAACTGACCCCCGCCGATGTCACAGCGCGCTTCCCCGCGTTCCGCAGCGGCCGGGTCGAAGCCTGGGCTGCCGCATCGCGTGACGGCGTGTGGAAGTACGAGCGGATCGAGGACACGGGGACCCTGTGGACAGTCATTCACGTGCCCACCGGCATCGAGGGTGACTACTACGGCACGCTGACCGCCGCCCGCGAAGCCACGGCGGACGGGTCGGCCCTGGCGTACATCGAACGCCTGCTAGCCCATGATCGCGGCGAGCACGCCGAGCGTGACTCCTACTGCGGAAGGTGCTGACAATGACCACGACGACCAGCGCGATGATCAACGCCGGCGAGGTCGGCGAAGACGTGACCATGCTGATCAACGACGCCGGGCGGATCGTCTTCCGGACTCCCGGCCAGTCCGTGGTGGTGGACGCCGGCCAGCTGGCGGAAGCACTCAAGCGGGTCACGCCGGTAGTCGGGCTCGTGGCGAGGTCCAAGACCCCGATCAGCGGCATGTCCGCGCCGATCGCGCGGTCACTAGAGCATTTCGGCTGCACCGTAGAGGAAGGCTGACCGATGGCCACCACCGAACCCGAGTTCACCCCCGGCCAGGAAGTCACCTGGACCGGAACCGAGGGACTGTTCTCCAAGCGCGTCCGCATCGTCGCGCCCCGCCGCTCGTTCCTGGCCATCTTCGGCGAGACCCCCGATGACGCCGTGACCGTCTATGACATCGCCGTGCCGGGGATCAAGGGGACTGTGTACGGCATCCCCGCCGGTCAGCTTCACGCCGTCACCGCACGGAAGGACTGAGCACCGATGACCCCCACCGAGACCTACGCCGCATCAGTCGTAAAGATCCTCGCCGGGCATTTCCCCGACCTGACCGACCCGGTAGTCGCCGCCGTCGCCCTGACCGCCATCGACCGCCAGGTGTGCAACCCGTCCGAAGCGTTCGAGTTCATCGTGGACGACCCCGGTTCGGCACGGTGGCGGCTCAAGGCCCGCGGCGACGACAGGAGCCGCGTCCGCCTCGCCTACTGCCCCGTGAGCCCCCCCGGCTCCACTGCCGGCGACGTGCTGGAGCACGTCGTGAACCACGCCCTGAGAGCACTGGAGACCTGAGCAATGCCGATCATCTACGACGAGGAGTCCGGCGGCCTGACCGTCGCGTCCGAGACCTGCGAGTGCGGGGAGCCGCTGAACGACACCGGCTGTGACGCTCCCGGCTGCAACGGGTACCGCTGCAGCGACTGCGGGACTGGCTGCGACCTCGACTTTGACGACACCGGCCGGTGCTGGACCGCGATGGCCAGTGAGAGCGGCGAGGACTACAGCGCCCGGGTCGATGCTGAGCGGGCAGCGTTCGGACTGAGCCCGGTCGCCCCTGTGGCGGGAAAGGAATAGACCATGGACACCGAGACCACGGCGCGACTGCTGGGACCCGATGGGAAGATGTGGGTGCCGGTCAAGATCAGGCTCCGTGACCGTGTGCTTCTGTACCGACCCGAAGACGGTCGCTCCTGGGCCGGCTTGTGCCGCTTCGTGCTTCGCACGCTGACCGCGCGATGGGCAGGCCAGGCCGAGGGCTCGTACCCACCCGGGAACGGTCGCTACGACAACTGGTGCGGCTGGTGCGGACACAAGTCCTTCACTAAGCGCCAGATGCTGAAGCACAGCCACCCGCGGACGGCCCCCGGATGCCTGACGCCCTGACCTCCACCCTGGACCAGATCGGGGAGCGCAACAGAACCGCGTCCACTTACGACGACTGGCGCCAGGTCGGCCGCGATGGGCGGGCTCTCCTCGCTGCGATCGGGGTAGCTCTGGAGCCGCACCAGCCGGGGGCCCGCACGGTCCTCGGTGCCCTGTGCAAGCGCCACGAGAACCACCGATACTTCTCGGTCACCAGCACCGAGGCGGACGATGTGCGGGCCTGCCCGGATTGCACGGCGGCGGTCTGGACCTCATGTGCTGGCTGCGGCGGCGGGGTGCCCGCGGATGAGTGCCCGGTCCGCGAGGCCATCACCCGTGAACTCACCAAGGGGGAGGGGGCTCCGTGAGCGGCGTCAGCATCTTCGGGGACATGTCAGACCCGCAGGCCGGCCGGGCGTGGCGGTCAGAAGACGGGACTATCAGCGGCATCATGCGGTTCGGGGACCGGAGCTGGCCGTACCTTGCGTTCTACTCCTCCGCCGAAGCCCGCGCCCACGCAGCCGCTGCTATCGAGATCGCCGAGGCAATGGAACGGCTCGAAGCGGAGAGTACGGCTCTCCCGGCTGAGGGGGAGGCTGGCGATGGGTGACACCTGCCTCATCGACCATCCGAGGACCGGGGATTGCTGCGAAGAGCCGGCCATGGCGACCATCACCTTCGGCTGCGCTCATGAGCACATCGACCGGCCCCGGTCCTGCGCGGGATGCGCCGTCGACGTCCAGCGCTGTGCGGGCGACATGATCTGCCCTCACTGCAGGGACGCAGCCAAGCCGCACGCGTGCATGTGCCTGGTCGTCATCGACTGGGACAGCGGAGAGAAGACGATCGTGCAGGAGCCCGGCCGGGCGCAACTGGGGAAAGGTGCCGATCATGGCTAGATGGCGCGGCAAGTACACCACCGAGGGCATCCACCCGCGCACTCTCAACGAGGTCAAGGACGGCGACCCCGTGACCGTCCGTGACGCGGAAGGCGATTTCCTCCCTCGCATCGCCACGACCGGCGTCACCAGGGGCGGTAACTTCCTGGTGGTCTGGGTTGCCCGCGCCGAAGAGATGGCCAGGGCGCTGCGTGAAGGGAACGCGCCCGAGCAGATCCCGTGGCCCGCCACGGACGTATGGGTGCCGGGCGAGGAGCCGGGGAGTGACCGTGGCTGACATCCCCAAGGCCGCCATCGATGCCGTCTCCGAGGCGATCGGCCTGGACGAGTTCGACGCCCGTGATGCCCTGGAAGCAGCCGCACCGATCCTGGCCGAGGCGTGGGGAGTGACCGGCAAGCGCAAGAAGCCCGGCGGCACCCGCGATCCGCGAGCCCGGATTCCCTGCCGCCGCTGCGGAGCGCAGCCGGGCCAGCAGTGCGTCACGTCAGCGGGAACCAGGGCGCCCATGGTGCATGCCGAGCGCAGCAACGACTGGCGACGGGCCGAAGGTCAGGCGGCCGGGATGATGGAGGCTGAGGGCACGCAAATGGACCGTTTCCCGCCGCCGGAGGAGGTGCCCGGCGCCTGACCCGAACCGCGTCTACCTCGATCCCGGCGACCGCCACGCCGCACTTGCCCGCCTTGCTCCCGCGACATCCCGGAGGTGCCCGATGGCCACTGAGCCTCACGAGTTCCGGCCCGACTGGTGCATAGCTCCGGCCGAGCACCTCCGCGAATGGATGGAGGACAACGGCGTGAAGCCGCGACTGATTGCCGCCATCTGGTCAGGGCGCGACGAAGAGCGCAAGACCGCCGCCCTGGCGCTGGTGCAGGACGTGCTCGACCGCAAGCCCCTGACCGAAACCCACGCCGCCGTCCTGGCGCGCGGCACGTTCATCCCGGCGCGGTTCTGGCTGGGACTCGAAACGAATTATAGAAATGGCCTTGCGGCGGGATTGAAGGACGTGACGGACGACTCCGCTCCCGCGGGGGCAGTACAGGAAGATGGGGGACCGGTGAGCAAGCTGACCAAGGGAACCATGGCCGCAGTAGTGCGAGCCGCTCCGTGTCCCTACTGCCGCGAGGATGCAGGCCAGCGATGCATCAGCAGCGGCGGCCGGGAGCTGGCCAGGCCGCACGGCGACCGGATGGCTTTCTACGCCATGACCGATGAGGGGCGACGGGAGATGTTCCCGCACATGTTCAAGCAGCCCGATGGCCGTTGATACCGGGATCGTGAACTGGCTTGCCCGCGGCTTCGCCCGGCTGACCCTGGACCCCTCACCCCGGCTCCGCAGGCTCCGCGAAGAGGCGGGGTGCGCCAGCCTCCCGCGCTGGTTTGGCCCGCTCCCGCCGCTGCCGGACAGCGCCTACCCGCCCGGTGCGGTCCCGCTGGATACCTCAGGAGTGCCGGAGGATGAGCACCATGACCGCTGACACTGAGGCGCAGTAGAATAGCCGTAGCGGGTTGGCGCAGTTGGTAGCGCGATGGGCTCATAACCCGTAGGCCGCGGGTTCAAGTCCCGCACCCGCCACGTCGAGATCCGGCCGGGCAGCTCTTAAACTGCCTCGATCTCTGCGGGATGACTATGGTCCGGAACGGTCCCCGTGGGCATAGAAGCCGCGCGAACTAGGGCAGGGCGGCCACGCCAGCTAGGGATGAGGCTGGCACTGCAACAGAGAAGGACCGGGAACCGCGCCCATTCAACGGGGGGCGCGGCACCCGGTCCTTCTCGTTGGGGTCAGAGCACGCCGTCGAGCACGTCGATTAGCCAGCGGTCGGCATCCTCGATGTACCCGGACACGGCCCGCGAGCCAGCTTCCCATCCGCCTTGCCGTTCGATAGAGCGCCGTTCGGCGCCCGCCTGGTGCATGGCGGTGGCGAGTCCGCGGCGCAGGCTATGCCCGGACCACTTCCCGCCGAGTCCGGCCGAGATTGCGCATCGGTGGATCACGTCCGCGATGGCCTGACCGGTCATGCGTCCGCCGCTGTCACCGATGGGAACGCCGTCGCGGACGACCTGATGGCCGATGCGACCGTGCCGGTCGATCCGCACAAAGAGCGGGCCCTCCGCTCGCCCGGCCGCGGCGAGGACCTCTATCCACTCGGCCACGGCCCGGACGGGGCATACGTTCTTATCGGGCCGGTACTGCACCACGGGGTCATCCATCTTGCGGGTCTTCTGCCGGTAGACGGAGACTTGAATGCCGCGGTCCTGGAAGTCGAGTTCCCCGATATCCAGGCTGGCGATCTCGCCGCGGCGGCCAGCGATAGCGAATCCCAGGAGGACGATCGCAGCGTTCCGCTTACCTGCCGCGGTCGAGCGGTCGAGGATGGCCAGCATCGCGACGAGTGAGCTGCGGCTGGCCGGGGTTGCCTTTCGCGGCTTGGCCTTGGGACTCTTGGATTTGGCCAGCGACTCCCGGTAGCCCTTGAGCACGCCGACCAGACCGTCTGTGCTCGGCGGCGGCACCTCGGCCAGCGAGTGCCATTTGAGGATGGCCCACCGGGCCCGCTCGATCGAGACCGGAGTCCAGCCGCAGGTGTAGGCGGCATAGGTCGCGTACTCGGTGAGCGTCGTTCCGTCAGTCGGCAGGCCGCCGTGACCGTGCTCAGCGCACCATGCCGCGAAACGCTTGATGTCCTCGGTGTAGGCGCGGCGCGTTGATTCCGGCATCCCGGCGGCCACGGCTGCGTGGGCGGCCGGGGACAGCCGGGCCGGGGTTGCGACGCCCCGGCCCGGTGCGGCTACTTCTCCGGGCACTGCAGTTCCTCCGGGCTGGGTAGCGCCCGCTGCCCATTGCTCGCGATCCGGCTGGCGTTAAGCATGCCGCCGTACCACCGCTCCGCCAGTTCCGGCGTGCTCTTGGAGAGCATGCCGGTCACGAATTCGATTTCGGCGTCACCCTGGAGGTGGCGGCAGTAGTCCTCCAGGGTGCTCCGCGGGTACTCGTGGCCCGCCGCCGCCGACGGGGGAATGACCCGGAGGAGTATCTCGCCAACCCGTTTCGGGTCGAGGTATGTCGCCGGGCAGTAGCCGGGCTCGATGGCTGATTTCTGGCTCATGGGAATGTATCTTACCGTTAGCCAGCCGGATTTCTGCGGATGCTGTGATGCTCACGTGAACGTGTCGTGATACGGCATTCCGGGCCCCGGTCCCTACGCTGTTCCCGTGAACCGACGCGACCTCGCCCTGATCCAGGAGACTCGCGCGGCGCTGGCCGACAGTTCGGCGAAGCGGCGGCGGCGGGAAGCCGGGGTCCGGCAGGTCGAGGTGGCCGCGCTGCTCAGGAAAGCCCAGTCGACGATCTCGCAATGGGAGAACGGCCTGCGGGTCCCCGATGCGGCCGATGCTCTTGCCTACGGCCGCGCGCTGGCCGCTCTCGGGAGACGTGCGGCCTAGCCCTCCCCCGCCGTGCGCTAATTACGGTGCGGGATTGACGATGTACGGATTGTGACACTATGGCCGGATGGGACTTACGCCTGAGCGGGCGATCCGTCAGACCCGCATCTCCGACGCCAGGGACGAGGAGACCAAGGGCGTCGACGCGCAGGGCACCGACTGCGACAACCGCGGTGCAGCGCTCGGCTGGCGTTTCGGTCCCGCCGCCACCCATCACATCATCGAGAACGACACGTCAGCTTTCAAGCGCAGGACCATAACCCTCCCGGATGGCCGGCGCGACACGCGCACGGTGCGCCCCGGATTCCGGGAGGCGCTGGCCATGCTCGCGGACGGCCGGGCGGACGGTTTCATGGCCTACGACCTGGACCGGGTGTTCCGCGATCCCCGCGACCTTGAGGACATGATCGACGTCGTAGAGGCCTCGGCCCCCCGCATTCCCGTCGAATCGGTGACCGGATCCCTCCGGCTGGCCAACGACAGCGACATCACCATGGCCCGGGTGATGGTCGCGATGGCGAACAAGTCCAGCCGGGACACCGCGCGCCGGGTGGCCAGGGCCCGGCAGCGGCAGGCCGAGGAAGGCCAGTGGGGCGGCGGCAAGCGGCCGTTCGGGTTCGGGCCCGACGGGGTGACCCCCGACCCGGAGGAGACGGCCGAGATCCGCCGGGCCGCGGACGCGATCCTGGCGGGCGTGTCGCTGCGGCAGGTGACGGCGAGCCTGCGGGACCGCGGCGTGCCCACGGTCACCGGTGCGGCGTGGAGCACGGTCACGGTGCGGGACATGCTGCTGCGGCCCCGCAACGCCGCGCTGATGGTTTACCGGCCCGGCGGCGGACGCGGCCCGCGGCGGGCCCGGCTCTACACCGACGCCGACATCACCGGCACGGCGCCGTGGGCCCCGGTCATCCCGGAGGAAGCATGGCGGGCGGTCCGCGACATCCTCACCGACCCGTCGCGCCGGCTCGGGCCCGGCAATACGCCGCGGTGGCTGGGCAGCCGGATCTACCGGTGCGGCATCTGCGATGACGGGTCAACGCTCGTCGTGTCCGGGAGCACCAGCAACGGCCGCCGGTACTTCCGCTACTTCTGCCGGGAGAAAGGCCACCTGGCCCGCGCGGCCGTCCCGTGTGATGAGTACGTCGGGGCGGTCGTCACGGCGTGGCTCGCGGGCCCGGACGGCCAGCGGGTCGCGTCACGCCCGGTGCAGGAGCACGACGGGCCGGATCCGCTGGAGCTCCGCCGGGAAGCGGCGGCGCTGCGGGAACGGCTGGACGAGCAGGCCCGGCTGCACGCGGAAGGCGTCATCGACGGGCAGCAGCTCGCGAAGGGGTCGGAGTCGGCCCGCTCGCAGCTGGCCGCGATCCAGGCTGCGCTGAACGGCATGTCGTGGCACAGCGCGCTGGACGGCATCGCGGGCAGCCCGGACGCCGCGCAGGTGTGGGCCTCGTTCGACCTGGGGCGCAAGCGGGCGATCCTGCGGGAGACCGTCACGGTGACCGTTCACCCGGCCGGCAAGCGCGGGAGCCGGTTCGACTACGAGACGGTCCTGTTCGGCCCCTGGCATCACCAGTAGGGGCAGATTCCTTCATCTTCCCTGAATTGTTGCGTGTTCTTCCGTGAAGTTCCTTTACTTACCCGCTCTATCTCCATATCATCTCCGGTATGGCTCCAGTCCTGCCCCCCGCCGCGTATGAGCGCGCCAGGGAGATCGCCGCGGCGGCACCCCCCTTCTCCGAGGAGAAGATCGCGCGCCTGCAGCTGATCACGTGGGGCATGCCCGCTGGAGTCCCCGTGGCCGCCGTGCCCGAGCCGGGCCCGGCCGAGGCCGCCTGACCCGCTGGAGATGTGATGCCGAAGCCGATTCCCCCGCCGCCGACCCTGGGCGAGCTGCTCGCGGAGCCCGTGGTGCTCAACAAGCACCAGGTCTGCCAGGCGCTCGGCATGACCGGAAGCCAGGCAGACGAGCGGCTGGCGAACGGGACCTTCCCGGTCAAGCCCATGGAGCCCCGCAAGCGCGGGGTCCCGCTGCGGTTCGCCCTTGCTGACGTCCTGGCGGTGCTCGGCTTCGACCTCGGAGACATTCTCCGCGAGCTCGCCGGGGTTCTGCGTGATCTCGGCCCGTCCCTGTCCTCCTCCCCTGCAGGGGACCACGGGGAGCGTGCAGCATGACCACGGCCACCTGGGCGCAGTTCCTCGAGCGCCGCTCCCAGCTCGACGGCATGGCCGGATTCGAGCCGCTATGGATGCCCGACTTCCTGTTCGGCTTCCAGCGGCTCATGGACGAGTGGGCGATCCAGGCCGGCCGTGGCGCGCTCCTGGCGGACTGCGGGCTCGGCAAGTCCCCGATGGAGCTGGTGTGGGCACAGAACGTCCACCTTCACACCGGGAAGCCGGTCCTGCTGCTGACTCCTCCGGCGGTCGGGTCTCAGATGGAAGAGGAAGGCGCGAAGTTCGGTATCGAGGCCGCAGTGTCCAGGGACGGGAAGATACCGGCGCCGATCACGGTCACGAACTACGAGCGGCTGCACTACTTCGACCGGGACGACTTCGGCGGCGTCGTGGCCGATGAGGCCAGCTGCATCAAGGCGTTCGACGGGGTGCGCCGGGCGCAGGTTACCGACTTCACCAAGAAGATGCGCTACCGGCTGGCGGCCACGGCCACCGCGGCGCCCAACGACTTCACCGAGCTGGGCACCCTGAGCGAGATGCTTGGCTACCTGGGCCACACGGACATGCTGAGCCGGTTCTTCGTCAACGAGAGCAAGTCGGGCGCGACCGGCCGCGGGTACATGGGCGAGGCCCGGCACTGGCGGTTCAAGGGCCATGCCGAGGACCCGTTCTGGCGCTGGGTTTCCTCGTACGCCCGGGCCATACGCAGGCCCTCGGATTACGGGTTCCCCGATGACGGCTTTATCCTGCCGCCGCTGGAGTACCGGCAGCATGTCGTTGAGCCGGGCATGCCGTCCGATGACGGCACCCTGTTCGACGTGCCCGCCATCGGCCTGCGCGAGGAACGCGAGGAAGAGCGCCGGTCGCTGCGAGAGCGCTGCGAGAAAGCCGCGGAGGTCCTGGCCGACGCCAGCCCCGGCGTGGCCTGGTGTCACCGGAACGCCGAAGGTGACTTGCTGGAGCAGATGATCGACGGCGCGGTCCAGGTGTCCGGTTCCGATGACCCGGACGCGAAAGAGGAGAAGCTCGCGGCGTTCACCCGCGGCGAGGTCCGGACCCTCGTGATTAAGCCCAAGATCGGCGCGTGGGGCCTGAACTGGCAGCACTGCCACCGCATGACCTACTTTGCCGGGCACAGCTTCGAGTCCCACTATCAGGCGGTGCGCCGCTGCTGGCGGTTCGGCCAGGAGCACCCCGTGACCGTGGACATCATCACCACGCCGGGCGGGTCCAGGGCCCTGGCCAGCCTCAAGCGCAAGTCGGCACAGGCCGACGTGATGTTCAGCGCCCTGGTGGCCCACATGAACGACGCGATGAGCGTGCAGCGTACCGATGTGTACGAGCAGGAAACGGAGGTGCCCGCGTGGGCAAGGTGCTGAGCCAGGTGATTACCGGCTCCTATGCGCTGCACAACGGCGATGCGATGGAGGTGATGCCGGACTACCCGGATGGCTGCATGCACGCCGTGGTCTACTCCCCGCCGTTCGCCTACGGAGACGAGGGGCCCGGCGGCGCGGGCCTGTATAAGTACAGCTCAAGCGAGCGGGACTTGTCGAACGCGGGCGGCTACACCGAGTTCTTCAAGATGTACGGCTATTTCGTCCGCGAGCTTCACCGGCTGACGATGCCCGGCCGGATCAACGCCGTCCACTGCATGGACACCCCGATGGGGAATAGTGGCGGCGACGCGCTGGCAGACTTCCCCGGTGACGTGATCCGGCTGCACCGCGAATCGGGGTTCGACTACATCGGCCGCCACGTCATCTGGAAGGAACCGCTCGCGGTCCGGAACCGGACGATGGTCAAGGACCTCACCCATAAGACGACCGTGGTGGACTGCACCGACGCAGGGCTGGCATCGGCGGACTGGCTGCTGATCTTCCGCAAGCGCGGTGCGAACCCCGTCCCGGTGACCCATCCGAACGGGTTCACCGAGTACTACGGCGCCGCGCGGCCGCCGGCCGACGTGCTGAAGTACCGGGGCTGGACGGGCCCGCAGACGCAGAACCTGTACTCCCACTGGATCTGGCGGCAGTACGCCTCTCCGGTCTGGGATGACATCCGCGGCAATATGGGCCAGTGGGACGACCGCAAGCACATGGCCGTGCTGCCGCACCGCGAGGCCCGCGACGAGGAAGACGAGAAGCACGTCCACCCCCTCCAGCTCGATGTGTCCCGCCGGGTTGTCGACATGCGGACCAATCCGGGCGAGAGGGTTTTCTCCCCGTGCATGGGTGTCGGTTCCGAGGTGTTCGCCGCGATAGAGCTGGGCCGCCTCGCCGCTGGCGCCGAACTGAAGCCGAGCTACTACCGGCAGGCCGTGACGAACCTCGCGCTGCTCGAGCAGAAGAAGCCGAAGCAACTCGGCTTCGATGACGAGGAGCCCGCCGAGGAACGCGCGGCCTCCTAACCACCACAGACCCCCGTCCCCCGCAACACCGGGACGGCCCCAGCAAGCCACCACCGCCAGCGAGACGAGGAACAGCCGGTCATCGGGCACGTGCCAGCGCGGAGCATCGCAACCCTCGCTGGCATGTGCCGGGGGACCGACCCCCGGACAAAGAAGGATACGAGGAATCATGACCACACCAGAGCGCACCGAGACCGGCGGCCCGTCACGCACCCCCAGGAGCGAGATCACCGCCGCCGTGTCCGGCAACCGCAAGAAGGAGCCGGTTCTCCTGCTCGACCTGTCCACTTCGATGGACTGGGACGCGGCGCAGGGAGGGCCCGAGTGGAACGGCCAGGGCGGCGGCAGGCGCGGCATCGTCATCGAGGCCCTGCACGGCCTGGTTTCCGCGCTGGAAGCGGAGGACAGCGAGGCGGCGGCGGAGCAGGCCGGCGGCAGCGATGACCTCGGCGGGCTGCTGACGCACGGCTTCGCCAGCGGTCACGTGGAGATCGGCGACCTGAACTCTTCCAACCTGGAGCGCAAGCTCAACGCGATCCAGTGGGGCGGCGCGACGCACATCATGCCCGCGTGGAAGGCGGCCCTCGCGGACTACGACGAGGAGTTCGGCGACAAGGACCCCGACGAGCAGCCAACCCTGCTGACCCTGGTCCTGACCGACGGCGAGGCCGATGACTGGGCCGAGTTCGTGCCGGTACTGGAGAAGGCTAGCCCGAAGCGGGTGTTCGCGGTCGCGATCGTCGGCCACGGTACCGCCCATGACGCCACCGTCCGCGCCTACCAGCAGGCGGCCGAGCGGAACCGGTCGCAGGACAAGTACGGCAAGGAACACGTCAAGGTCGTGTCGTTCGACTCGGTGACTGACCCGAAGGAGATCGCGGCGGACCTGATCACGCTGATCAGCTAGCCCGGCCCGTTTCACCATCTCGCCGCCAGCCGGTCCCGGAGGATCGTTCAAAGCCTCCGGGGCTGGCTGGCTCCAGGATTCAGGGCCGCCTCGCGCAGGGCGAGGCGGCAGTCATACCGAAAGGTCACGAGTGCCCGACAGAATTGCCACGCCGGTACTGTGGCCACGTTTCACCGAGGCCCCGACCGTGCCGCTCCGCCGGCTGCGCACTGATACTGAGCCTGCCAGGCCTCCCTGGGACTGGTTCCGGCCGTCGCTGCCTAAGAAGGCATACCGGAAGGTAGTCGCGATCGTTCCTGCCTGCAACGAAGCTGACGCGATCACTGCGACAGTCCGGGCCTTGCGGCAGCAGAGCCGCGCTCCTGACCGCATCGTGGTGGCGGTGAATAACACCACCGACAACACCGCCGGGCTGGCCCGTGAAGCTGGGGCCGAGGTGATGATCCTCGCGGACAACAAGTTCATGAAGGCCGGGGCGATGAACCAGGCCCTCGACGCGGTGATGCCGGGTCTTGATGACGAGGACATGGTGCTGATCCAGGATGCCGATACCTGCCTGAATCCGGACTTCACGAAGTACGCCGTCGAGGCCATGCGGCCTGGCATCGGCGGGGTGTGCGCCCGGTACGACAACCCGGCCCCCCGCAACCTCATCGAGCGGCTCCAGGCCAGCGAGTTCACCCGGTCGCGCCGGAAGATCTCGCGGGCCCGCGGGAAGGTCCTGATCCTGGTCGGCATCGCGACCCTGTTCCGGGTCGGGGTCCTGCGCCACGTCCTGGCCGCCCGCGAGGCCGGGGAGCTGCCTGGCAGCCGCACCTACTACAACCTGACCTCGCTGTGCGAGGACTACGAGATGACCCTGGCCATGCGGACGCTCGGGTACAGGCTGACCAGCCCCGCCCGGTGCCGGCCGCTGACCCACGCGATGCCGACCCTGGGCAAGCTGCACGGCCAGCGGGTGCGGTGGACCCGCGGGGCCCTGGATGACCTCCAGGCCTACGGCCTGACCGGGATCACCCGGACCTACATCCTGGCGCAGGTAGGCCGTCTGCTTTCCATGCTCTCGCCGGTCCTGTTCGCGGCCTACCTGCTCTCGCTCCAGCTCACCTACGGGCGCATCGTGTGGGACCTGCCCTGGGTGTGCGTCAATGCCCTGTTCATCGGCGAGCGGGTCATCACCGTGCGCTCAGCCGGCTGGAGGGCCATGCTGCTCTCGGTGCTGCTGCTGCCGGAGCTGGCTTACGACTGGTTCATGGCTGCGTGCTACCTGCAGGGACTGGTGCTGCACCTTCGCGGCACCGCCCCGGTATGGAAGGAGACCTGATGTTCGGCGACACGATGACGCCGGATACGGCCCCCGGCATCCTCGGGCTGCTCGTGCTGCTGGTGACCCTGCTTTTCATCGGGCTGGCCCTGAACAGCCTAATGCCCCGCCCGGAGTGGCTGTACCGCCTGCTCACCAGGGAGAGGCACCGGTGATATCTCCCCCGGCGCACCGCGGCATGCGGCGCTACCTGCTCGGCATCCCCGGCTCGATTCTTGGCCTCGCCGTCGTCGCCATCATTGTCGTCTCCGTCTGGCATCCCGGCACGAACCCGGCCGGGCCGGGGGCAAGCACCGACGGCGGCGGGCTGCCGGGAGCGCACCCGGGAGCGGTAACGGTCACCGTCCCGTACGTCCGCACCTACGTCCGCAAGGTCGCCCGCATCCCGGTGCTGGCCTGGCACCAGGTCATCGGCGGGGTCGCGGCGACGCCGGCCGAGGACGTGATCTGGAACTTCGGCAGGGACTGCAAGCCGTCCGCCGCGGTCTGCGATGCGCCGGGCAATCCCGAGACGGTCAGCCTGGCCCAGCTCGGCGCGGAGCTGGGATGGCTGAAGCAGCAGGGCTACCACTCCATCACGGCCGCCCAGTACTACGCCTGGGACGAGGGAAAAAGAGTCGCGCTACCGTCAAGGCCCATCTTGCTGACCATTGACGACGGCACGCTGAACTCCTACGTGAACGTCACCGCCGTGCTCCAGGAGTACGGCTACAGCATGGTCGCCTTTATCGTCAGCCAGTTCGCTGACGGGGCGGCCGCGAACCAGGAGCCGTACGCAGGGTGGGATGCCACCTGGGCGCAGCTGAAGGCACTGCCTGCTGCCCAGTGGTCTTTCGCCTTTCATGCCGGGGCGCACGGCCACAACGTGACGTTCCCGGATAACCCCGGCTGCACGTACTACTACCCGTGCCAGCTGCCGGGCGAGACGACCGCGCAGTATGAGCAGCGGGTGTCTGGTGAGATCAGCGCGGGCCGCAGGGCGGAGATGGCCGAGCTGGGCGCGCGGTTCGACACGGACATGTGGGCCGTGCCGTGGAACGATCTCGGCAACCAGCCGAACCTGCCCAGCGAGGGCACGGCGGGAACCTGGCTGGCGTCATGGGCGGCCACCCGGTTCCCGGTCATCTTCATCCAGGACCCGCTGCACAACGGGAAGCAGCACGAGCGGTACCGGCTGGAGATCCAGGGCACCTGGTCCCTGAAGACGTTCAAGAACAACTTCCTCAGCAATGCCCGGGACGGATTTTTCAACGCGAGATGACGGCGGGGAACGGGGAGTACACCCGCCGGCGGGCTCTCATGATGGGCCTGGCAGCACTAGACACCGTAGTTATCGGCAGCGACGACACGCAAGGAGCCCCCATGACCGAGCAATCGACAGGCCCGGCGGTCTTTTCCCCGGACGGAAGCCACACGCATTCCGTCCCTACTCCGGCCCCGGTGCCGGCGCCGGTACCAATACCAAAGCCCTACACCTTCTTCGATGAGTTCAGCGGCGCGGCGGGCACCGCACCGGATCCGGCGAAGTGGGCTCCGCAGACCGGCCGGGGAATATGGGGAACCGGGGAGGTCGAGAACATGATCAACTCGACCACCACCGCTTACGTGGACGGGAACAGCAACCTTGTCATCGCGCTGGCCAGCGACGGTCAGGGCGGCTTCAACGGTGCCCGGCTGAACAGCAAGTTCAGCGGCTCGTACGGCACGTGGGTCATGCGCGCGCAGGTCCCTGTTGCTCTCGGCGCGTGGCCCGCGCTGTGGTTCATGGGCAACAAGGGGCAGTGGCCGGCTAACGGCGAGGTGGATCTGGTCGAGATCTACGGGCCGAACGTCAACGGCGGTCAGCTCCAGACCACCGTCCACAGCAGCGGGGCGAACGGCCAGCCCAGCTACTATGCCAACCGCGCTACGGACGGGAAGTTTCACGTCTACCAGATGGTCTACTCGGAGACTGGTTTCGTGTTCTCAGAGGACGGCACCCAGTACCTCGCCGTCGCCGAGTCGCAATTCCCGGCCGGCGGATACCCCTTCAACGGCAACGGCGGGATGTACTGCATCCTCAACGTCGCAGCTGGCGGGGAAGGTCCTGGCGGGGCAGTCCCGCTGGCAGATGAGCTGCCGATCAGGATGCTCATCGATTACGTCCACTTCACGGCGGCGTGACATGCCGCCGCCGCCGGCCGGGAAGCATCAGCGCAAGAGATGGCGGCAGGCTGGCCTCTGGCTCCTCGCCGGCACCGCGGCGGGTGTTATCGTCACGGGCGCTGCTGTCGTCGTGCCGGGCGCCCGCCATGAGGTGGCCAGCGTGGCGGCCAGCGTGGTGCATCGTCATGGCGGGAACAGCAAGACCGCATCCCCGCCGCAGGTGACGCCGGCCATGCGGGTGCCTTTCGCCGCTCGCGTCGTGGCGGATCCGTCCCCGGCCAGGGCGGCAAGGGCGGCTGCCACGCCGAAACCTTCCAGGGTGCCAGCCAGCACACCGGTGCCGGGTGCTAGTCCGAACCCGGCCACCAGCCCTACCGCAACACGGCGGACCCAGACGCCGACCAGCCCGCCGCCGATCCTGAACACAACCGCCACCAGCAGCCCGACCACCTCGAGCCCGAGCCCGACGCCCGACCACGGCCCGACCACGACGCTCTCGTCCTCGCCGCCAGTTAGCCCGCCCGTCTCGGCGACTTCCAGTGCTCCGGCAAGCCCCCCGGCGTCCTGACTGGGTGATACCCCGTTTCCGGGCATGACGAAAACGCCCCGCCGCTGCCCGGTAAAGGCAGCGGCGGGGCGTTCGTCGTTACGGCTGAGTCAGGCGGCCTTCAGCGCGGCCGAGGCGAGAGCCAGCGCGCTCTGCCCTGCCGCGATGGCCTTGGGAACCAGCGCCCTCACGGCGGCGAACAGGGCAGCGTCAGCGGGGTCTACGAGGTCCAGCAGCGCCATGGCGTCGCCGCTGAAGTCCAGGATCAGGCTAGCGTGGCCGGTCAGGAAGCTCCGGGAGTCCGCTGCGATGGCGGCGAGGTCAGCCTCGGCGTGCTGGCCGTGGCCGTGGAACCAGTCGGCGACGTGACCGAGCGGCCCCTCATGCGGCGCGGGTGCGGCAGGTGACGGGGGCACGGCGGTCGGGGGCGTGATCACCGGAGCTGAAGGCTCGGGTGCGGAGATGGACATGGCTGTCCTTTCATGCGGTGGAGGGGGTTCAGGCGGTCAGGCCCGCGAACGCCCCCCCGCGGGCAGGAGTGACGGGCGGGCAGGTGAACGTGTCGGTCTGGGTGACCCTGGCGACCTGTGCGTCAGCGTCCCAGCCGGTGAACGACACGGTGATCGTGTGCCCGTCGTCGGTGATCTGGATCCGGCCGTACAGCGCGCAGCTGCCGCCGGAATTGTCCCAGAAGCTGTTCCACACGCTGGTGTTGAGGCCGCCGCCCGTGTTGGCCATCGGGGCCGCGCAGTACACCGGGAAGCCGCCCCAGGAGTTGTCAGCCCCGGTGATGGTGCCCACGAGGTGGCTGTCCCCGTGCCACCACATGAGCTGGCCGGCCTGCGCGGCGTTCGCGGCGATGAAGGCCATGATCGCGCTGCGCTCGGTGGAGTAGTTCCACCACTTGTCCTGGCCCTCGCTGTCGAGCAGCGTGCTGGCCGGCCCGGCCCACTGGGTGTCCCCCACGATGATCTTGAGCGGCTCGGGCTGGATCAGCTCGGACTCAAGCCACGCCAGCTGCTGCGCGCCCAGCATCGTCTTGCTGCCGTTGTCGGTGTTCGCTCCGGGCGAGCGGTCGATCGAGCGGATGTCGATCATGATGAAGCGGACCCGGCCGCACACCCAGGACTGCCACAGCCCGTGGACGGGGGAGTTTACCGTGTCGCCGAGGGTGGCCATCGGGTAGACCTGCTGCGCCGCGGCGATGTTGCACGGGATGTAGGGCACCGCGGAGGCGGGCCCGCTGTCGCCGTTGTCCGGGCCGGCCTCGTGGTCGCTGCGGCAGTAGTAGCCCCACGCGCGGCCGTGCATCATGCTGTAGCTGCTCGGGTAGCCCGCGGCCGCCGAAGCGCTCGACCCCACGCCGGTCAGCGCGATCTGCGTCTCGTAGACCTGCGTCTGCGTGAAGCTGTCCAGGGCCTCGGTGTCGCTGTAACTCTGGTCGCCGGTGAAGATGTTCAGGTCCGCATTCCACGCCGTCCAGTCGTCGATGGCAGCGGTGTCGGTGGCCTGCGGGATCACGCATGAGACCAGGGCCACCCGGAACGACTGCGGCGAGCCGGCCGGCGGGAGGGTCTTGCACATCCCGATCGGGCCGAGCGGCGTCTCACCGCCGCCGCTGGGCGTGTTGGCCAGCTGGTAGTAGTACTGCGTCCCGGGCGAGAGGTTCGCGGCGGTGTGGCGGACGTAGCCGTAGGCGTCCGGGGTCTGCGCGGCGGCATAGGTGACACCGGTGGTGAGCGCCGCATTGGTGGCCACCTTCAGGCGCACGGTGAACGCCCCGGCCAGCTTGGACACCACCTGGAACTGATTGCCCGTCGGCGCCCCCGCGACGGATTGCCGCCACGTCGCGGGCAGCGCACCCTGCGCGGCGATCGTCATGACCTGCACAGCCCACGTCGTGCTGGTGATCGTGGCGCTGGCCGTCACCGCGGCTGCGGACGCCAGAGCCTGGCAGGCGACGGTCAGGTACGCATTCCCGCTGGTGTGGACCTGCGCTACCTGCGTCCACCCGCCGGGCAGCGTGGGAGCACCTCCGCCGCTGCCGCTGGAGAACGTGGCGATCGCGAGCTCGGAGGAGCTCCCCAGTGCGGCGTTCGTCACCGCTGACGGGCTGGTGCTGCTGCCGCCGGCCTGGCCGTACTGGTCGAGCAGCGTGCCCGTCGTAGCGGCCCCGTGGACGCCGGCGACAGCCAGCTCTTTCGTGTCGGTGCTGTTGGAGAACAGCACGCTGATCGTGTCGCTGGTGCTGAGCGCGTTCGCGTCCTGGCAGTAGAACTGCCACACGCCCTGGCTGCTGATTCCCTGCTGGACGATGCTGTAGACGTTGCCCTGCGTATCGCTGACCAGCCAGACGTTTACCCCGACCGCACCGCCTGTGCTTGCGGACAGGACGATCGTGTCGCCCGCCGCGACTGCGCTGGTGATCGCGGCGGTGACCGTCGATGCGGTCGACGGTGCCGCAGTCCCGGCCTCGTAGACGGTGTAGGTCAAGGCCCGACCGCCATCCACAGCGCGCCCGCCGTGCTGCTCATGGCCGACATGGTGACCGACGCGGGCGGGGACGTGAGAGTACTCCCGGCCGACGCCGCCTTCAGCGTCACCGCAGCGGCCGAGCAGCCGAGGTTGACCACTGCGGCGCTGGACGCGATCCCGGACCGGAACACTGGCATCGTGCCCGCCGAGCCGATGAGGATCGCCCCGTAGTAGTCCCCCGCGGCCAGCGCGGGACCGGAAACCCACGGGACGGTCCACAAGGACGCGCTGGTGGTCAGGGCCGTGTCGGCGGACCGCTGGGCGGACTGGGCGACGATCGTGCCGGAAACACTGAACAGCACGGCGTAGACGTTGGCGGGGGTGGCCCCGGCGGTGCTGATGAAGGCGTAGAAGCTGCCGCTGGTGCCGCCCTCAGGCACGCGGAGGCGGGTGCACTGCAGGACTCCGGCGGTCGGCGTGAACGTGGTGGCCGCGAACACGAACGGCATCGTGAGCCCGAGTATGGTCCCGAGGCCGCCCATCGCCCCGTACGTGTCCGGGTGGACGTGCCCGGCGTCGGCCCACTTGCCGGTCGCGCCGGCCGCCTGGGCTCCCGCCGCGGCGAAGTCGGCGGCGGTGGAGTCCGCCGCGGTGAACGCCGGCGGGGCCGAGCCGCCCGCCCCCATGAGCAGGGTGCCCGCCGCCCCCGCAGCGATCTGCTGGAGGGTTCCTGTGCTCGTGGTGCCGGCTGCGAGCAGCTCGTACGCGGTCAGGGCAGCCAGCCCGGTCCCGCCCTGGGCCACGGTGGCCGGGGTCGCGTTCACCGACTGCGGGACGAAGCCGACGCAGTACCAGGTGGTCGTGGCCAGGTCGTAGCGGAACGCGATGAAGTCGTGATAGGCCGGGGTGGCGGACAGGACCGGCGTGCCGATCGAGGCGGGGAAGCTGTAGGCCGAGCCGTAGGCCAGGGTCCGGGAGCCGGTGGCGTCCTGGATCACCTCGAACGCGATGGCCTGGCCATCGGCCGGGTTCGACGGGTTGGCCAGCGTCCGGTTACCGCCGAGGGTGACCCGGAAGACATTCGACAGCGCCGCGTTGACCACGATCGAGGAAGCGTCGGTCAGGGCCGAGGGGACGGTGCTGAACGCCCCGGTGACCGCGCCCCCGGTGAGCTGCAGGAACAGCGCCTCCAGCTGCGTCAGCGGCAGGTCATCCGCCAGCACCGTCCAGACAGCTGAACCGCTGTCGTACTCGAACAGCACGCCCTGGCTCGCCAGCGTCAGCGAGTCCGTCGTAGAGCCGCCCGGCTTGTTGATCACGTCCGAGCCCTGGCACTGCACCGTCACCGAGTTCCCGGTGCCCAGGATGACCTGTTTCACCGCGTTCAGCGTGGACGACGCCGGGGCCTGCGGCAGCTTCACGGTCCCGCTGCCGCTGGTCGTGTCCACGGCGGTGATCTCGTCCGCCAGCGCGGTATGGGCCGCGCCGGGAGACGGGACCGTGAACAGGACGCGGGTCAGCGTCAGGCCGCCGCCGCCGGGGTCGGCGGGAGGGTAGAGGGGCATCGTGTCACCAGCTCGTCAGTCGCGCGTAGCCGTTGGCCGACGTCCAGATTCCGTCGACTTCCCCCATGTAGAGGGGAAGCGGGAACTCGTAGTAGCCGCCCGCGGCGATCTGCACCGTGTAGTCAGAGGCGGAGGCCACGGCCCCGAACTTCAGGTAGAGGACTGACGTCGAGTCGTTGTAGACGGTGCGCCCGTCCATCGGCCCTCCGGTGAAGAGGGGGACACTGGCAGCGCTTGACGCCACGCTCGCTGTGGCCATTTACGCCTCCTGGCTAACTGTGCGGATCGAGAAGGTCAGGGAGCGGGAGTGCCCGCCAGTGAGTACAGGTCCACGCTCGACGGCGAGGCGGGCAGGAAGAAGTTCCAGCCGTCCGTCACGGTCGCATTGCTGCCGTTGGCGTGGATCGTGATGGTCACGGTCCAGAACCAGAACCCGCTGCGGCCCTCGATCGTCAGGCCCGTGCTCGCCGTCGACAGAAGCTCGAGCGTGCCGCCCTCGGCACTGCGGAGCTGACCGCCGACGATCTGCGCGGCTATAGGGGTGTCCGGGGTCACGACGGGGCCGCCTGCGGCGTAGACCGTCTCGTTCGAGGTGAAGGTCACCGTGCCGCTGGATACCGGCTGGTCGCTCGCATCAGTGAACGTCCCCGTAATGGTGATGTAGGTCGCGGCCACGGCAGGCTCCTAGCTCACGGGATAATGGACGGCATGCCCGGTGACATCCTCGGCCTGATCGACGGCGCGCTCAGTGACTGGTCGGCCAGCGAGGACGCGATGCGGTGGCGGCCGGAAGGCGGCGAGGAACGAGAGCCGGCCCAGATGTCGTGGCGCCCGGCATTCACCCCGGTGCTTCCCTCCGCGTACGGCCTGATGGTGTCCGCTTCGGACGTGCAGGTGGGCATGATGCTGCTGCAGCGCGTTGCCGGGGGCTACGAAGGCCGGCTTTACAAGCTGCCGCCCGGCGGCAGCGGCCAGATCCCGCTCGCGGACCTTGAGCTGGCCGGCACAGGCCTGTATGACGAGAACGGGACGCTGATCAGGGAGCTTTTAGCGAGACTTCGGCATCCGGCAGAAGGCCAGAAGCTCCGCCTCGGTGCCACTGAACAGGTCCGTGTCGACCGGCGAATCGCCCGCCTGCCAGAACGTCCAGGCCGTCCACGGCGCAGGCACGGCAGGCCGCTCAGCGCCGTAGTCCGCGATCCACAGATGCCAGGACTCCATCCCTGCGCAGTTGCCCGCCTCAGCGAACGCCGGGTAGGTGTACACCAGCACCCGGTGTCCCGGTGCGAGCTCGTTGACGGCCCGCAGGAACGTGACGGCAGATCCGGCGGTGAACTCCGGTGTCATCCCGTCTGCGGTCTCCAGGTCCAGGACGAAATTGTCACCCGGCAGCAGCCCGTGGGCCCGGACGGTGGCGACGAACCGCTGAGCCTGCGCCCGCGGATCCTCGGAGGGATGGAAGAAGTGGTACGAAAATCGGCAGAGCGTGGGCGATAGCTCCCACATCGCATCCCAATTTTCGGCGAAGTCCGGGTCCGTGAAGCCGAGACCTTCGGTGGCCTTGGCCATGCCGAAGGCGATCTTCCCGCGTTCGGCCGCCCAGGGCCAGCGCGCGCCCTGTGCATTGGAGATGTCGATACCCTGCGGTTCAGTCATCGCGCTCCCCCTTGCGTGTCCGGTACTCCCTGATCCACCGTTCGGTGCAGTCGCCGCACAGGCAGGTGATGGCACTGAGCAGGCGGAAGAACCGGCACCGATTGCAGTAGCCGCTCATCCGGTGCCCTTCTCGCTGCCGCGCTCGGCCTTCGTCGCCAGTCGCTTGGCCGGTGCCGCTTTCGGCGGGACCGATGCCAGCGCGATGGCCGCCCGGACTTCCTCGGTCAGCGCCGTGTTGGCCTCGATCCGCTCGAGGATGGCGAGGATCTTGTCGTCTTGCGCAGCGAGGTGGGCGGCCTGCTCGTCCTGGCCGTGCAGCAGCGCCTCGACGTCATCAAACTGGCGCTTGGCCATGCGGTCGGTGGCCGAGGCCAGGACGGCGGCGCCCACGATGATGATCGGCAGGAGCACGAGCTGTATGAACTGCGAGCTAGCCCACTGGACAAACCCGGCTGGGCCGCCCTTGAGACCGGCGGGCAGCCCGTACAGCGCGAGCGCGGTGAAGGCGTAGGCGCACCACATGGTCCCGACGCCGCGAGTCACGATCACCGCAGCGCGGGTGTTGATCCGGGTGACCGCGTTCCCGGACGGCCGCACGTCGGCGACCTTGACCGGGCCCGCTTCCTTGCGGTGCGCGATGTGCGGATGCGGGACGTGCCTGTACAGGCTCACGGTGCGCCTCCGGGAAGGGTCAGGGAACGAGCGCCGAGAGGAACAGGAACACCAGGCCGGCGATCATGAACGCGTCCGGGGACACGGGGCCGAAGCTGAGCCGGGTGATGTCGAGGAACAGCGCGGCGGCGAGGACGAGAACGGCGGCGGTGCGGAGTACGCCGGCCAGGGGAGTGCCTCAGGCCCCCGTCTCGCCGCTGTCCGCGTCCGCCTCGTCCGGCGGCACCACGATGTAATGCGACTTCACGGTGACGTTCAGGCTCAGCGCAGAGCCGCCGCCGCTGTGACCGCTGGCGTCGACGACGTACACCTGCTCATAGCCGTCGCCGACGAGGCAGTTCAACGGCGCGTCCTCGGCGATGTGGCGGGCCAGCAGCAGGGCGACCTCGCAGCCCACCTTGTTATCGTTCTGGGCACCGACCTGGACGTGCCGGAGCTGCTTCACTACGTCGTCGCGCTTGCCAATGGCGGCGAATCCGAATGACATGAGTCCCTCTTTCTGGTTTTCGTTACCTTGCAGGTCAGAGCGCGGATGCACAGCTCAGAGGCGGGTGTACTTCACCCGGTCACCGAACCCGTACAGCAGCACGAGTACGCCGATGAGGCCGATCAGGATGGCCAGCGCGTGCGCGACGGTGATGCCCGCCATCCACAGCACGACGGCGACGATGACCAGGGCTATGCCGATGAGGACAGAAAACATGCGAGGTCTCCTTGAAGGGGGGTTGCGTCAGGCCGGCTATTTGCAGCCGAAGTCGGCGCCGAGCTGGTCGAGTATCGCGTGGTTGTTCTGGTCGTACGCCCTGCTCGGGTTCGTCCTGGGGTTGCCCGCTGGCGGCTTGTTCGCCGCCAGCTTTCCGAACGTGGTGCAAAGCTTCCGCTCGAGCACCGCACCGGCCTGCTGTTGCAGTACCTGCTCGTGATGCTGTGACGCCCTGATGTCCCCGGCGCTTGCGTGCACCTGATCCCACGACGCCCACAGGTTCCCCGCGCCTACGATCAGCGTCAGGACCAGCAGCGCGACTATCGCCCGCATCGGCGTGATCTTCACGGTTCCTCCTCGCGCCGGGTGCGTTCCGCTTGCAGCACCTCCAGGCGCGCACGGACCCCGGCCTGCTCGTCCTTGATCTGCGCGACGTCCCGGGCTGTCCGGTGGACGACATCGCGCAGCGAGTTGCCGCCGTCCGGCTTCGTCTCGGCCTTGATCTCGGCGATCTCCTGCTGCAGCCCCGTGATGGCCGTCTTCATCTTCGGCCAGTCGGTCAGGAAATCGTGGGTGGCGATGAGGAGCCGCACTCCCCAGCGCCCTCCCCAGGCCCCGAGGGCGGCGAGGGCGACGGCGAGTGCGGTGATCGCGGTGATCCATGCCGGATCCATGCGCCTCCCTCAGATGTGCTCGAGCTGGGCGGGCCGGAAGCTAACCGGCGGGTGGCCGTCCAGGCTGACGACGATCACCGCATTGACGCCGCTGCCGGCAATAGCCCGGACCGAGCCTTTCCGGTGCGGTGCCGCAACTTCCCGGACCCGGTCCTGGATCCTGAACGTCGCGGCCATCACGGCTCCTCGCGCTGATCAGGTGAAATACCCGCCCGGCGGAAGCGGGTCGGCGGTGATGGTCAGGCTGGCCTCAGGCCTCGAGCCGTTCGCCCCGAACGCCATCTTCCTGCCGCTCATATTCGAGATGCGGTAGATCTCCACGCTCAGCGGGCCGCCGGACATCGGCTGGTCTGTCACCTGGACCAGGTCACTGACATTTGCGCCGGCGACGTACGGCCACGCGGCAGGGTATCCGGCCGCGTCGACCTTCAGGGTCAGCACGCGACGCTCCAGGGATCCGTACGTCGCGAGGATCCAGTCGGCGGCGGCCTGGATCCTTGCCGCTGACTGCAGGTAGCTGGTCGTCCCGGTCGCCAGCGGCCGCGGCCCGTACTGCCGCTGCGATGCGTTCGCCGCCGTGGCGTCGGAGGGGGTGATGAACGGCAGGCTCGCGCCGTCCGGAGAGTACGGCGCGACCTGGATAACGTTGGTCACGTACTGCGGGTCGTTGCCGAAGTCCATGCCCGGCTGGTACGGGTAGCCGTAGGCCGGCCCCGCCGAGCTCAGGTACCAGATGACGGTGTCGGAGCTGAGATGGGCCCGGGACCTGTACGACTGCGTATTGCAGTTGTCAACAAACCACATGCCGTAGTCGCTGCTGACGATGTTCTGGCAGTTCGCGCCGCACTGCTGGCCGCCCGCGTCCAGGGCTGCCTGCACCAGCTCCGCCGCCGTCGCGTCGATGGCACGGGCCGGCGCGGTCATCCCGCCGAGGCCGAGGAGCCGTTCCAGCCTCTGCGCCACGGTGTCCCCGAGGGGGGTCGGCGCCGACGGCGGCGATGCTCCGGTGCCTCCCCCGGTCGAGCACACCCCGGCGTCCGCGGCCGCCGCCCCGAACCCGGAGCTGAACGAGTCCCCGGACCCGCATACGGTCGCGGCCGAGGTCTCCGCATTCGCGGCGGCGGCAGTGTAGAGGGCGTACTGCGGTGCCAGCCCGGTGTAGGACAGCCAGATGGCATTTCCGTAGTAGCTGTGCGACCCGCTCACGCCGATCCCGGCGGTGACAGCCCTCGCTGACGGGCCGGAAGTATAAGAGCCGGCTGCAGCCGCGACCTCGCCGCTGAAGGTGAACGGGACGAGGCTCGTCCCGCCGGCGTACCCGTAGGAACCCTGGTACAGGGTTCCGTCCGGGGTGTACCCGGTCGGGAGCTCGTTGATAACAGCGGCCACGGCGACAGTCTGAGGGGCAGGCAGGAGCCCGGAGCCGGTGATGGCGGCGCTGTACTGGGACAGCAGCCGCCAGGGGGGGAGGATGGAGCCCCAGACGGCCCAGTGGGAGTAGGCGACGTTCCCGCCGTGCTGGATGTCCGCCGGGCTGGAGCCGCCGTTCGCCCCGTAGTCGCCGTTCAGGGTGAGCCACGTCCAGCCGGCGGTCATGCCGGCGGCGGTGCCGCTGACGTTCGCGGTGAGGCCGCCGTTGACCAGGACCGTCCATGTCGTGGTGGTGAGCTGGAGGTCAATGCAGTGCCACGACGCCGAGCGAAGGTCAGAGGAACTGTAGATGGGGTGCGTGGTCGCCGTCGGGCCGTTGTAGGTGATCAGCTCGAGCGCCCCGGCCAGGGACAGCTGCAGGATCGCGACGGGCGCGGAGCCCGTCGAGAGGGTCGCCAGGGTAATGACCGAGCAGGGCTGCCCGGCGATGGGATAGTACTGCCCGGTGCCGTTGTCCTTCCAGCCTGTCGCCGAGGCGAAGAAGTCGGCGCTGAACCAGCCCTTGACCGTGATACCGCCGGACAGGGGCGGGTAGGCCGGGTCGAGCGCGGCGAGGAACCAGGTGTTCGCTCCCCCGCTGCCGAGCAGCCCGGTCTGCTGCCATGCCGCCGAGCCGGGGCTGGACGTGACCGGGTTCCCGGTGGAGTAGCTGGCCGGGGACGACTGCGGGTCGCCGTAGTTCCATCCTTGCTGCTGGCCGACTGCGGACACGGCGACGGACGGGGGGACGATGGTGCTGCCGCCGCCTGTTGCCGTCGCGTCGATGCCGGTGGTGGTGTAGGAGTCCCCGGCGGTGATCCCGCCGGGTGAGGCGACGATGCTCATCGTGTTCGTGTTGCCGGGCGCGCTGCTGGCCAGTGATGCGGGCTGCACGCCGCCCGCCAGGGGCTGGTCGTCCATCGCCCACCAGGAGTGCGGGGCGTCTCCGGGTGCGGTGCCGAGCACTTCCCCCCGGTACGGGGTTGGGCACGGGACGCCGGCGACGGACCAGCCGTCGGTGAGGCCGGTCTCGACGTAGCTGTGCTGGTCCTCGTCGCGTTTCTCTGTCCAGCCCAGGGCGTTCCGCTGCCAGATGTAGGTGCGGTCCACCGGTACCCCGCCGACGGTGCCGAGCATGATCCGGAGCCGCAGCGGGGTGCCGGTGGTCACGCCCGGGTAGTACAGGCCGGCCGCGTTGGAGGGCGTGAAGTTGCCGGGCCCGTTGTCGAGGGTGACGCTGCCCTCGGAGGACTGTAGCTGGCCGAGGGCGTACGGGATCCCGGTGCTGGTTTCCTCCCACGCCCAGAAGCACTTGTCCTCTTCGGCCGGGGTCAGCGCGGAGTCGTTGAGGGTGACCCATTCCATCTCGTCGGCGGGGGTCTGGAATCCCGACCCGATGGCGGCTTCGAGGATGGTCCGGCCGGCCCCCCCGGGGGCCACGGCGGAGTCCTCGGGGATCGGGCTGGGCGCGCCGGCCTGGACGCCGAGGATGGAGCCGCTGAGATCCTCGGCCGTGCCTGCGGTGCCGGTGACTGATTCGGAGGATGAGGTGACGGTCCACGCGGCGGTGAGAACCACATCGCAGCTGTGATCGGTCCCGTTGCTGGCGGTGACGGCCGGGAGGGTGGTCCAGCCGGCCGGCGCGAAGGCCTGGGTTGCGCTGGTGTTGTCCCCGGTGATGAACGCGATCTCGAAGGCGTTGACCGGGGCCGCCGCCGCCGCCGAGTAGCCGCCAGGGACGGCCAGGCCGGGGACGGCCAGGCCGGGAGTGGAGACGGGAGCTGCCACGGGTCACCCCCGCGCGGTCGCGCCGGCCGTCACGAGAGGGCCGCCCAGAACCCGACGCCCTGCTGGGTGATGCTCGACGGCGTGATCGACCCCGGCAGCGACGTCTGCCCGGAGAGAATCCCCCCGTACCGGGACGTCGCGGCGCTGTTCGCGCCGTTCACCAGCCCCGCGACGTTGTTGACGTTGCGGCCGAACGCCGGGCTGGTCGTCCCGTTCGCCACCAGCGCCACCCAGTACATCCCGGCGGGGAGCGTGAACGGCCCCCCCGCCAGCGCCATCGTCTTCAGTCCCGCCCCCGCGGAACCCCACGCGGTCGTCTGGTCGGCACTGGTCCCGATCAGCGTCCCCGCGGAGTTGTACAGCCCGGCGAAATTCTCGCTCGCGGTGAGGGTACCCCCGGCCGTGCTGACGACGGTGATGACATTCGTGCAGGACACCGGGGAGCGGACGTTGACCCCGATCAGCACGATCCCGCCGAGGGAGGGCAGGGTGCTGGAGTTGACGATCAGCGCCGGGTCATAGTTCCACGCCAGCCAGCCCACGTCGGACGGCAGGAACGGCGGCCCGGCGGCCGGCAGCTGCACCTGCGCCGGGTACCAGACCCCCGCGTTGCCCCACCACAGGAACGTCATCGAGGTCCCCGCCGGGACGACGCAAGCGGTCCCGGTGGCCACGTGAGACGTCGCCAGGGCAGCGAAGGTGATCGACCCGGTGCCGGCGTTGACCAGCGTGAACGTCCGGTTCGCCCAGGATGCGGCCCCGGCGCCCTGCGCGCCCGGGTCGTTGGTCCCCAGGATGCAGCCGGTGACATTCCCCGCCGGCACCGCGACGGCGAGCGCGTTATACCGGGTGGTGATGAACGCGCCGTTCGTGATGGTGCCCAGGGCGAAATGCGTCATGCCCGCGCCGGTTACCCGGAACAGGTTGACGTCGCCCATGCAGATGCCGTCGAAGTCGAAGGACCCGACCGAGTTGATAGTGGTGGCGAATCCGCTGCTGCCCGTGAAGTCGATGATGCCGGTGCAGTCGCGGATGGCGTTGCTGCCTGCAGTGCCGAAGTTGATGGTGACCGGCTGGTAGATCCGGCCGCCGCCGCTGGTGGCGTTGCATTCCACGCCGATGTCCAGGCGGCTGGCGTAGATCCTGCTGAACGGCCCCTGGACGGTGCCTGACCCGGTGGACGTCGAGTTGACCGCCGCGCCGCCCGCCGTGGCCGACAGCCCGAAGGTGGCGCCGCTGGCGTTGACGACGTAGTAGCCGCCCGCGGTGAACCCCGCGGGGAGAGACCCGCCGGACAGGGTGACGTACGTGGCGTTGGCGAAGTAGCTGCCCGTCGCGGTGAAAACGCAGGGGCTGGCGTTCGTCGCGGTGAACGAGTAACCCGGCCCCCCGGTGATGTTCATGACGGAATGCTGGGCGGTGCCGTAGTCGCAGTTGCCGTAGATCCCGATCCTGCTGTCGTAAAGCTCCGCGCCGTTCAGCAGGGTCACCCCGTCGCCGACGGCTTTCATGTCCAGCACGATGTCCAGGAGGGTGCGGGCGAAGCTGGTGGCAGCAAGGCCGCTGACGTTGGCGGAGTTGTCGAAGACCACGTTGGAGGTGTTCTCCTGCGCCCAGATATGCCCGTACATGTCTTCGCACCAGAAGTACTGGTTGTCGAACCACCAGCCTTTGGAGCCGCTGCCCTGGAAGAACCGGACGCCGGCGTCCCACCCGAGCTGGTAGATGTCGCCGGCGTGGACGCCGCACGACCCCGCCCCCGCGCTGGTGCCGTCGATCGTCAGGCCCTTGATGCCGCCGCCGAACCCGCTGGTGTACTGGCTCGTCGCGTACATCCGGATGACGGTGCCCGTGCCGACCGCGTAGGCGACGGTGGCGTCCAGCCCGGCGCCTTGCAAGGTGATCCCGGCCTGGTCGATGACGGTGCCGCCGCACGTCCAGTAGAAGACGCCCGCCGCGACCCGGACGACCCCGCCCTGGCTCCCCAGCTGGGCGATCGCCGCGTTGAGGTAGGCGGTGTCCAGGACGCCCGTCGCGTCCCCGGCCGGCTGGAGCGCGATCACCGCCGAGTTGAGCCAGTTCGCCACGATCGCCTGCGTGACCGTGAACGGCGCGGAATGCGCTACCGGGGTCGTGCCGCCCGCGCCCCGGACCACGGTCGCCGACGTGCCGGAGGTGTTCTCGACCAGGATCAGCTCGGCGCTCTTACCCGGCGCGGTGTCGTAAATGTGGTACTGCGTGCTGCCTGTCGTCGCCTGCGCGAACGCCGCCCACGACGGGGCCGTCCACGTCTCGACGGTGCCGGCGCTCGGGGCGGTGGTGCCGCCGCTGGTGACCGTGGCCGTGGGCTGGTTGGCGAAGACTTCTACGGCCACGGGCGCTCCCCTCGTCGGTGCGCCCGCCGCATAATGGGCGGATGGACGGGACTAGCGGAGTTCCTGGCGGCCCGGGCGGACGAGGATGAGGCGGTGGCTACGCTCGGGTCATGACAACCCCCGGCGGCGAGCCGTTCCCGTTCCCCGGCATCGCGATACCCGTCTTCGATGAGGCGGACATCCGCATGTCCGGCTGGGATATCGGGAGCTCAGAGGGTCGCGCCGTCCTCCAGGCCGGCCGCTGCGGCGACCACTTCACCCTGATCTTCCGGCCGGGCTCGTACATCACCTGCCGCGCGGACGGAAGCCTGGAAATTAGCAGCATCGATTTCGGCGGCGGTCCGGTCACCCACGACCCCGGCTGCCCCACCGCAAGCGCGGCACCGTGAGCACTCCCGCCGCCCTCTACTCCGGTGCAGGCAGGTCCAGCCCCAGCGACGTTGCCCCGCCCGCATAGCCGGTCTCGTAGCCCGTCACCGCATCCCACGGCCCGAGGTTCGCGACCTCCACGACCATGACCGCCATCGCCGCGCTCGCCCCGCTGGGAGCCACGTAGACCACAGCGGGAATCCTGGCCAGGTTGGCGGTGTACCAGGTGACCGAGCGCGTGCTGCCGCTGAGCGTGCTCGGCGACTGAGGCCGCCAGAAAGAGTGAATGTCATCGGCCACGCCCACGGTCATCGCAGGCAGCCCGTTGTCCTGGTTCCAGCCGGCGAGGCAGAACAGCCAGTTACCCTCCGACGGGAACCCCGTGCCGCTGATGATGCTGTAAGTCGGGTCCAGCGGGACGGTGAGGCTCTGGAGCGCGGGCGGCATCGGCCCGAACGAGGACGGCTGAGCGAAGCTGCTGGCCCACGCGTTGACCACGCCAGGGTTGAAAGCGGCACCGGCGAGGATCCCGTACCCGGCCGCGTAATCCTTCGCCGCGCCCTTGCGGTTCGCGCGCCCGGTCGCCGTGCCGATGCCGGCCGCGTAGCCGTTCGCCGACGACGACGGAGGCGGGTTGATGATCCCCGTGCCGGCCGCGTAGTCCCTGGCCGCGCCTGACGTGTGCTTGGACCCGGACGCGGAGCCGGTTCCCGCCGCGTAGCCCTTGCTGCTGCTGGCCGCCTTCTTGAGCCCGGACGCCGATCCGGTCCCGGCCGCGTAGTCCTCAGCAGGACCGCCGACGATCTCAGTCCAGGTGATGATGACCTGGCCGGCCGCGCCGTCCCCGCCAGGCTGGTTGCCGGAGTCGCCACCACCGCCAGGGGCCCCGCCGGGGGCAATCCCGTCGACGCCGGGCGATGCGGGACCGCCGCCAGCGGCGCCCGGCGTGCCCCCGCCGGCCCCGGCTGCCCCTGCTGACCCGCCGACCGTCCCGCCGAGGCCACCAGCCCCGCCGGACCCCGAAGCCCCCGGCGACCCGGGGCCGCCGGCACCCCCCTTGCCGCTTCCTGAGGTGCCGTGCGTCCCGCCGGTTCCCGCCGTGGCGACGGTGTTGCTGCCCGCCGCGCCGGCAGCCCCGGGGATGTTCGCCACCGCACTGGTGCCGGCATCGGCCTGCACGGTGACCGAGCCGCCAGTCACGGTGGTGGCCGTGCCCGTGCCGCCCGTGCCGATCGTGATCGCCAGGACGGTCCCGGCGACTACCCCGCCAAGAGCCGGCTCCGCAGCGTAGGCACCGGTCCCGGCCGACGCGCCGGAATGGGATCCGGATACGCCGTGCCCGGCGTTCCCGCTCTCACCCCACGCCTGGACCTCGGGGGCGCCGCTGATGTTGCTGGGGGCGGTCCACGTGGTGCTGGCCGGGATCGTGATCGAGGGCACCTAGACCGCCCCCCTCGCGAGCAGGTGCCGGACGGGAAGGATCAGGCGATTGTGATCGTCGCGGCGGTCACCTCATAGGTGCCCGCCCCGCTGAAGGCCTCCGTCGTGATCGCCAGGACGATCCCGGACCCGTCAGCGGACAGCGAGATGGCGCTACCGCCGTTTGTCGCCGAGAGCTGGAACGAGTCGCTCGACGGGGATTTGGTCCAGTAGATGGTCCCCGCCGTGAGCCCGGTCGGCAGTGTCGTGCCCGCAGGAGCGAACACGACCACCGGCTGATTGGCGCTGTACGCCGTGCCGGGGGCCAGCAGCGTGGACGTGCTCGACGGGGCCGAGAATCCGTAGCCCGTCGCCCCGCCGAGCGGCGACATGCCCTGGAAGGTCCCGCCGGTCGCGGCAGTCCAGAAGCCCACAAAGGCCACCGTGGTGGAGGCCGGGACGTTCAGCGTGTACGGGGTCCCGGCCAGCGCCACGGCGTTGCTGCCAGGCGTGGCCCAGGTGACCGCCACGCGGGCGTAGGAACCGCCGGCCAGCTCGTTGGCACCGGATGCGCTGTAGGCGGAGTGCAGAGACGCGTACAGGGCCTCGTTGGTGGCCCACTGGCCGAGCATGTAATCGCTGGCACTGGTGCTGAAAGGCACGGCAACGCCTCCTGGTTTTATCCGGCCCGCCGCGCTGTGACCTGCGGGTTAACTAAACTGCCGAGGACTGGCTAGCCCGCCCGGCCCGGCCTGATTATTCCGGTCTGCCAGTTTGCCGCGCCCTTTGCCCGGAGTCCCTTTGTTACCGCGTTGACGAGATCCTGCTGCGTAGAGACGCTGCCGTTCACCGTCATGTTTATTGTGATGTGCGTGTCTCCGCCGCCCCCGCCGCCGCCTGAGCCGCTCCCGCCGCCATGCCCGCCGCCGTAGCCCGCGTAGGCCATGCCCGGGTGGTAGGCGCCTGTCATCCGGCTGCCCATCCGGCCCACCGCGGCGACAGCCTGCCCGGCCCCGGCGTCGACGCCCATCGCCACGCCCGCGGGGACCATGGCGCCCCGCTCGGCGAACACCAGCGACGGGGACTTGATCTTGAGGTCATGCTCGATCGTCGCCACCATCGACCTGGCCATCGCCGAGATCGCCGCGTCAACCGTCCCGAGCTGGGACTCCAGGCCCTGCGCGAGACCCGCGCCCGCCTGGACCCCCGCCTGGTACATCGCCGGGCCGCCCACGCCGCCCAGCTGGGCGGCTGACGCCTGGATCTGGGATTGCAGCTTGTTGACCTGCCCGATCGCGCCCTTCCCGCCGGAGGTCAGGCCCTCAGCGACAGGCAGGCCGGACGACGCCCCGGACTGGACGATCTGGTTCAGGCTGGCCGAGTTCAGGCCCATCTTCTTCAGCTGGCCGGCCTGCTGCGCGAACTGCGCCTGGTCTGCTGCCTGCTCCTGCATCCCGGTGATGGTCGCCGAGGCGGCCAGCGGGCCGTCGCTCGCCGCGAGCGACGGGGTGTACGTGCCGGCGCTCATCACGCCGGTGCTGCTGAGCACCTGCTGGGCGATCTGCTGGGCGTCGGTGATCTCCGTCTCCAGCACGGTGCGCCGCGCCGACAGCGACTGGAGCTTCGCATTGTCAGCCGTCAGCATCCTCGTCAGCGCCGAGTCCTGCGGCTGGCTGACCTGCCCGGCGGCCAGGGCGTGGGCCACGTCGCCCTTGAGGGTGGAGATCGTGCTGATGATCGTGGTGATGTCCTGCGGCCGGGACCCCTTGCCGGTGACGGCCTGCATGGCCGCGTCGATTGCGGAGGTGCCGCCCTGCAGGCCCTGGGTAAGGCTGGTGATGGTGGCGGCCGACAAGGTGAGCGCGGACGTCTTCACGGCGGTCGTGCCGCCGGTGATGCCCTTCGCCAGGCCGGCGGAGGTGTCCACGCCGACCGCCTCAGTGACCTTCGACGGGGAGAAGCTTTTCAGTACGCCCTTCATGGCGCCCTCGACAGCGCCTGCGACATGCTCGGCCGCGCCGACGACAGCGCCGATCCCGGCCTCGATCCCGTGCGCGAGCCCGGCGACCGCTGACGACCCGATCGATTCCAGCTCGCCCGGCATCCGCGCCAGGGCAGCCGCCGCTTTCCCGCCGATCGAGCCCACTTCGGATACGACCCGGCCGGCCCCGGACTCAGCCGCCGACGCCGCCCCGGACATGGCCGAGGACACCGCTGACTCCACGGCATGGAACCCGGACGACGCCGACGCGGCGGCCTTGGAGCCCGCGCCTGAAACCTCCGCCGCGATCCCCGACAGCGCCGCCCCGGCACCGGACTTCGCACTGTCGAACGCCGACTCGATCGCGTGCCCGGCCGAGGTGAACGCCCCGGTGTCCGGTGGCTTGACCTGCGCGAATTTGACGGAGTCACCCCCGCCGCCCCCGCCTACCCGCTCCATCTGCGGGGGGCCGCCGCCGCCGAACAAGCTGGCGATCGAGTGACGCGCGTCATCGAACAGGCTGCGGGGGATTCCCCCGGCGATCTGGCTTCCGGCCGACTGCGCCCGGCTGATGTCCTTGCCGATGTCGAGGCCGATGTTCGACAGCCCGAGCTTGCCGATGATCCCGCCGACAGCCCAGTCGGGGCTCATCGGGTTCGACTTCTGGACGTCCTGGCTGATCTGCCCGGCAGGGGTTCCCTTCGGGGCCAGCGAGTCGCTGTAGCCCCGGAGCATCAGCCCCGCCGTGACTCCCGCGGCAATCGGGGTCACCGCGGCGGCCAGGCCCGCGCCGTCCAGGCCGCCCTTGCTTGCCACCTTCGCGAACAGGCCCCCGGCGCCTGCACCTTCGGCAGTACCTGCAGCGTCCCCTTCGGCAGTCCGGGCGGCTCCGGCCTCGGCACCCGCCGCGCCGCCGGCGCTGCCCTCCTTGAGGGTTGCCGCCGCCTCGCTGAGGTCGGCCGCCGAACCGCTAAGGTCACCCGCCGAGCCCTTCAGGCCTGCCGCCGCGCCGTCGAGCCCTGAGCCCTGGCCGAGACCCGACAGCTTGGACAAGCCGGGAATGTTCAGCGTCTCCGCAACCTTGCCGACACTCGCCAGCGCAGTGGCCCCGGCGCTGGCGACCTTCCCCGCGACCGCGACGCCGGCCAGGACACCCCCGGCCTCAACGAGCGGCTTGGTCAGGCCCGGATTGCTGGCGAGGAACCCGCCGACGTCCGACAATCCGTGCATGAGGCCCGTCAGGGCAGGCAGCGCCACCTGCCCGGCCTCGGTGGCCACGGCCTCAGTGGACTTGGTGAAGCTGCCGAGCTGGAAGTTCAGCGTCGACTGGACCGCGGACCAGCCCTTCACGTTGTCCCCGGCGTGCTGCGCGCTCGCTGCGACCGCGTCGACGTTCGCCTTGGCGGTCCCGGCGTGCTGCCCCGTCAGCATCAGCGCCGTCTGCAGCCCGACGGTCCCGCCGAGGATCTTCGACATCGCGGCCGAGTACACCTGCGCGTCGGGCTGGCCGGACTTCAGCGCGGCGTTGAAGCCGTGGGCGGCGTTCGCCGTCGTGGCGAACTGCGAGAGCAGGTTCTTCTGGCCGGCCGATTCGGACCCGGAGAAAACCTCAGCGTTGTACTGCTTCGCCGAGATAGTCCCGTCCAGGTAGGACTGCGCGACCTTCGAGATCGCGGGCGGCATCGCCTTCATCATCGTCGTGGCGTCCTGAGCCGCCGACGCGCTCTGGTTGAACGTCTTGAGCATCACCAGGCCGCTGGGCCCCATGGACTTCATGACCGCCGTCTGGATCTCATCCAGGGTGCCGGTGATCCCGGTCTTGCCGAGGTTCTTGGCGATGCCGACCGGGTTCAGGCCGAGCTGCTGCATCTCCCCGGTCTGCACCGTGTTCGGGTTCTGCAGCGACCCGATGGTGTGCCGGAGGTTCTGGGCGGCCCAGTCCGGGCTCATGCCCATGCTGGTCATCGTGGCCAGTGCCCCGGCGACCTGCGGAAACGAGACGTGAGCGGCGGAGGCGACCGGCAGGACGGCAGGCAGTGCCCCGACCGCCCCGGCCATCGTCATCTTGCCCTGGCCGACCATCGTGATGATCTCGTTCATGTCCGACATGGCGGTCTGCGAGGTCGTCTTGCCCTTCTGGGGGCCGTACGCGTTCATCAGCGACGTGAGCGCGTTGCCGACCTCGGACAGCGGGGCGCCCTCAGCCTGCGCGCCCTGCGCCGCGGCCTTCAGCACGCCGAGGCCGGCCTGACCGTGGAACCCGGCCGAGTTGATCATGTACGCGCCCTGCGCCAGCTGGGACTGCGACGTGTTGGTCTCACCCGACAGCTTCAGGATCCCCGCCGAGTCCATCGGGAGGCTGGCCTGACTCTCCCCGGCGCTGGTGTACAGCCGGGTCACCTGCGTCTGGAGCTGGGCCGCCTTGTCGACGCCGTACGCCAGCGCGGCCGCGCCGCCGAGCGCCAGCAGGTGGTACTTCGTCGCGCTGGCCTCGGCTGCGCTCGCGTCGTCAGCGGCCTGCTGGGCGGCGACCTTCCTCGCCGCCTGCTGCTGCGCCACCGCCGCGTCCTGCTCGACGCTCGAGGTGGCCAGGGAAGGTGCGGCCACGGCCATCGCCGCGTCACCCTTCGCCAGCGACAGCGAGCTATCCGCCGACCCCGCCGCGATCTTGTCCTGCATGGCGGAGGTCTCGGCGATGGTTGCGCTGATCTCCGCCCGGAGCGCCGCCACCTGCGCGGCAGCCTCGTCCGAGGAGGTCCCGATGCCCTTGATGCCGTCGCCGACCGCGCCGAGCCCGGCGCCCTCCTCGGCTACGCCGCCGAGCGCATCACCGAGCTTGCCGACTTCGCCGGCCGCGCCCGCAGCCCCTTCGCCGAGGTCATCGAGCTTGCCGCCGCTCCCGGCGATCTTGTCCATGCTCGCCGAGATGTCCGCCGCCGCGGTGTCGTACTTAGCGACGAGATCATCCAGCCCGGCCCCGCCTGCCAGCGCCCCGGCGTCACCGAGGCTCGCGATCTCGTCGCGGATCTTGCCGATGCTCCCCGACACCTTCGCCGCGGCATCGTTCCAGGCAGCGGCGATGTCGCCAGCCCCGGCCCCGTCAGCCGCCCCGCCTCCGAGGGAGGCCAGCTCGTCCTTGAGCTTGCCGACAGACTCTGAAGCCTTGTCGAAGGCGCCAGCCAGGTCGTCGACGGCGCCGAGGCCGGCGACATCGACGGTGATGGTCTCTTCGATCGCCACGGCGACTCACCCCCCGTGCGCGAGAAAGAAGCAGCGGCGAGAGGGACGGGAGAGGTGCAGGTCAGAGCGTCAGGTACTCGGCCAGGATGATCTGCATTGCCGCGGGCATCGTCCCCCGGACCTCATCCTCCGCGCGCTCCATGTAATGACTGCCGGCCTGGGTAACCGACCCGCCGGGCCGGCTGAATACCTGCCCGGTCGCCGCGTTCCGCAAGGGCCACGGACCCTTCGCGGTGATCGTCCCGCCGTCGTTGCGGAACCGGCCGTAGATGATGTGCGGCGCTACGACCGCGGTCGCATGGGTCCCGGAGCCGAACACCGCGTCGACGTGCTCCGAGCGCCGCAGTGCCCCGGACAGGACCGGGGTCGTGACGTCGAGACCGGCGAGGTACTCCTTCGACCCCGCCTTCGCGCAGTCCAGGGCAAGGGACTCCTCGCAGTGCTCCGCCATCTCGCGGTATGCCGTCGCTGCTTCGGAGAGGTTCACCGGCCGCCCCCGTTCTGGATCGCCCTCAGCGTGTAGGCCACCGCATCGAGGACCCCGGCAACAGGGATGGGGATGTCATCGGGGGTGGCGGGGTGGATCCACCCTTCGGCTATCCAGCGGGCGTGGCGGATGGTGCGGGGGCTGAGGCCTCCGGGGGGGCGGCGGCACTGGCCGAGGAGGTACTGCCTGAGGTGGGGGCCGAAGGCTGGGTCTCTTTTGGGACATTTCCGTTGAGGATTTCAAAATACGGATCCAGGGCCTTCAGCAGCGCGTTCCACACGACCAGGCCGCCTGCGGTGGCGAGGCGATTCCGCGACCCGGCGTCCCACGGGAGAATGCCAGGGAATGAGATGCCCTGCACGATCCACTGGCATACCAGGTCGTGAACGGGCTTAAGGTCCCGCCGCAGCAGCCTGACCGAGGGGGGCGGAGCGTCCGGGTCGGGTACCGCCCCCGGGTACGCAGCCGCCGCAACGGCTATCGCGGCCTTCTCCTTGGCGTCGATGATCTCCAGGCGAAGATCCTGGTAATCGTCCTGCTGACTCGGCTGGAGCGTCGCGGGGTTCTTGATGTCCGCCAGATCGACCCATCCGCCGGGCAGGGGAATCTGCATTGTGCTCGCTTTCGTGTTCGGGTAAGCGCCGCAGGGTACGTAAAGTAGCGTAGAGGTGACTACGCGTAAGTTGGTAGTGCGTTTTGCAACGTTATGGAGCAGGGGGATCGGCCTCCGGAGTTACCACTGTTAGTTACGTTCGAAACGAAATCTCCCGAAACATCGAAGCCAAAAAATTCGTCCCCCGACAGCGGCGCCGTCTTGTACGCGGCCTGGTTAGCAGCCAGCGCGAACGACCACAGGCCCGTTCCGCTGCCGCCATTGCCGATTGACCACGCCAGGGTCGGCTGCGCGTTCGTCAGCATGTTCGTCAGCGCGCTCTCATCCAAAGCCGGGTCGTACGTGAGCTTGAACGAGCAGTCGAAGTTGCCCCTGCCGATCAGGTAGGGCTGCTGGTACCCGTCGCCCGTGTTCTTCGGCGTGACCTTGCGGGTCAGGGTGGCTGACCACACCGTGATGTCGTCCAGGAGCGTGGATGCGACCGTGGTCGTGCTCTTCCAGCCCGGGATCATGCGGACAGCGCTGAAGCCCGGCACCGGGATAAACGACGGGTAGGCCTTGGCGTAGCTCGTCACCTTGCCCGACCAGGTGAGGATCCCCGACGCCTTGGCGTTGATGGTGATCTCGCTCATGCACCCGTACGGGAACAGCCACGCGTAGTTGTTGCCCGCGCCGGGGATGTTGTTGCGGTGGATGAGCGAATGGGTCGGCCCCTGCCCGGTGACGACCCCCGTGCTGCCGTAGGGGTTGAGCAGGGAGAACGTGTGGCTGAAGGGTGCGATGACCGTCACCACGGCGATGGTGGTCAGGTGGGAGAAGCGCAGCGGCGTCGTCGCGTCCAGCACGATGGAAGTCGCCGTCGACCCGGTGCCGACCTTCACGACCTCCGCGTTGACGCCGGTGTCAACCTGGATGAGCGTCCCGGCCACGGCGGAGGTCGCGGACGTGACCGCGACCGGCCCCGCCCCGGCCGTCAGCGCCCCCGATGTCGTCCACGTCGGCGTGCTCGCGGTCCCGGTCTCCACGAGATCGGACATCAGGTTATACAAAAAATGGCCGAACGTATCGCAGTAGAGGGGGCTCTCGGCGATGTCGGACTCAGCCCACAGGGGTCCCTGCTGCACGTCGTGAGTTTTGGTGAAGTCGCCCCACATGCTGCCGTCTTCTACCCACGTGACCTTGTTGTCCGGCTTGAAGTCCACGATCGGCGCGCTGGCAAAGGCGGCCTGGGCGGGAGTGACCCCGAATCCGCCCGATTCCAGGCCGATCTGCAGGAGCTGCGTGCACTTCGGGTACACGCCAACCGGGGGCGAGGGGGCAGCCATCTCTAGTTCTCCTCGCTGCCGGGCTGGCCGGCGGGGGTCGGGGCGGTAGCGGGCATGACGGCGGGAGGTGCGGGGACGGGACCGGCGGCCACAGGACCGGGCGCCGCGGGCTGCTCTTCGGCCGCCTCAGGCTCCGCCTCGGCCCTGTCCGCGGCTTCCTCCGCTTCCAGGGCTGCGGCCCTGGCCCGGTCCTCGCCGGTGACGGGGCGCCACTGGCGGTCGGGGGCCTCGTCCAGGTCCCGGATGTCACCCGGCTTCACCTCGCTGAGGAGGATGCCCCTGGCGTCCCTGGTGGCGGGGTAATACCAGGGGGTAGAACCGGTGTAGATCAGTTCAGGCACGGGACGGCCTCCAGGGAGCGCAGCGAGGAAGAGGGGCGTGGGACGATGGCGGCCATGAGCAGCACGAAGGGGGCAGCGGCGTGGCCTGAGGGGACGCTGCCCGCGATCCTCGAGCCCTGGATACGGGTCACCATCACCGGTCCGGCGATGGGATGGGGCGGGCAGGTGATCCAGGTCGCCGGGTACGTCAAGGGGCCGGAGACCGTAGGCGACACCGGCGCGGACATCGACGCGCTGGTCGGCCGCAGCCATCAGCGGTTCACCGACGGGCTGGCCCGGGCCACCCGGGAGACGATGTACCGGCAGGCCGAGGAGGCGATCGAGGCCGCGCTAGAGGCCGGGTGGGTCCTCGCCGGGCACCCGGAGATCAGGGTCGGCGGCACGGTCAACCGCGACCGCGACACGGGCGTTGATGTCCCGATGGCCGAGGTGGGCGTCGCGCTGCACTTCCGCGCGCCTAGCCCGCCGGATCAGGAATAATCGCTTCCCATGACGACCCCTCAGCCTGAGCCCGCCCGCGGCAATGACGGCTCCTCCGCCCCTGACGGCTTCCTCTCCGGCATCCCGCAGCAGATCGGCCAGGCGGTGGCCGCTGCCGTCGCGCAGGTCCTGCAGCAGGTCCCCATGCGCGTTCAGCAGCTCAAGTGCGCGACATGCGTCCTGGCCCGGGCCCAGTGGGCAGCAGCCCACGCTGCCGACATCAAGGCCGCCGGGGAGCGGATGGCGGAGGCGCTGGCAGCTTTCCCGCCGGATCACCCGATCCGCCAGCAGGCGGACCTCGTGGCGTTCCTGCCGCCGCACCTGCACCCCGGGGCGGGCCCGGAGTCGATGCCGCCCGTCCAGGACGGGGCCGTGATGACCGCGGGGACGATCGTGTGCCCCGCGCACATCCCCGGCATACCGCAGGCGGGCGGGGGGCGCAGGGAGTTCCTGATCGCCAACGGGTCCCTGTCCGCGACGATGCTCGCGGAGATGGCCAGGCGCTAAGCCTGGATAGTCTCGGTGACCAGCAGCCTGAGCAGCGAGTCGTAGCGCAGGTACGCCTGATCCTCCAGCGCGGCGACGAAGATCTTGCCGCGCATCACCTCGCCGAGGTTCGAGATCTGCGTTTCCTCGCCCGTCCACGGGTCGATGACGTCCGCCGGCATCGGGTAGGCGAACCGGAACGCTTTCATCGCTGCGTCGACGATGCCGGGGAACAGCGAGTCGGCGTCTTCCTCGTCGTCGGCTTCCATGTGGATGATGAACACGTCGATCGAGTGCCGGAGCACCTTGAAGCCGGCGGAGGTGTCAGGACCCTGGTTGCGGGACATCGACCCGCCGTTCTTCAGGTCCCGCGCCTCGCTGATCTCCGTGGGCCACACGTAGGAGGTCGGGATGTCCGTCTCGGTGTTCGGGTCCGGGGCGTTGATGTAGGCCGCCATGTCCGGCACGCTGCCGGGCATCGGGAGGCTGACCAGAAGACCCTTGACGTATGCGAGGCACGAGGCGATGGGCACCGCTCACCCCCCGCTAGATAACCCGGTCGAACGTGCCGACGAGCAGCGCCTTCGCGTCCTTCTTGAAGTCCGCGATCCGGCTGGTACCCGATGCCCCCGTGGCGGGGACCTGCCGGGTCGTGGTGCTCGTCGCGCCCCGGGTCAGTGCCTGCGCGGCGCCGAACAGGATCGCGGCCTGCACCACGGTCTGAGGCAGCGTGGAAACCATCACCCCGGCCGCGTGCTCGTAGGTGAGCGGGGTGGCCAGGGTCAGCGTCCCCGGCCCCTGGCTGGCGGACGCCGCAGTGACCTGGATGACCTCCTGGGCTGCGGCGTCGTACGCGGTGCCGGTCGCCCCCGTCGCCCCGTTCAGCGCCGCCGCGATGACCCACCCGGCGCAGTCATCGACCTGGATCGTCTGCACGGCGGGCGAGACGGCCGGGGTAGCGATCGCGGTCAGCCCCGCGTGCGGCCAGCCGTTGACGTACTGCACCTGGACGGCCAGGCCGTTGCGCCCGTAACGCCCGTTGACGTACTCGCTGGAGACGAGGATGCCCTGCCCGCCCTCGCCCGCCGCCGGGGGGGCCGTGGAGCCATACAGCCCCGCCGGGGGGTACTGCACCTGGTACAGGCCGGCGGGGACGGTCGTCCACACGTACGGGAGCCGGTTCTGCGCCACCTGGACGGAGACGACCTCGAGCACCGGGCAGCGGGTCATGATCAGCGTGGCGTCACCGCACCCGCCCCGCGGGGCGCCGACCCGGGCACCGGGCCCGTACAGGATCAGCGTGTCGATGGTGGCCCGCAGCGGCTGATGGCATACGCCATCGACCATCGCCGTGGACCGGGCGCAGATATTCGACTGCTCGGCGAGACGCTGCTCCGGGCTGACATTGCTGCCGGCAGGGATCGATGACCAGCTCACACCGGTGCTCGCCTGGGTCAATAGCTCCGGGGTGCAGTACGGAGTGAGGCCCGCCACGGGCAGGGGGGTAGTCACGGGGCGCTACCCCCCGCCGTCATCTCCGGGCAGCCCTCGCTGCGTGAATGAAGTCCCGCAACGCGTCTTTACCGGATGCCGTACCAGAGCTTGCTCGCGGACAGCGCCCACGACGTGCCCCATGCCAGCGTGGTCGTCGCGCCGATGGTGGTCGGCGCACCTGAGGTCAGGACCGCCGAGTTCAGCGTGGGGACCGTGGCCGACAGCGAGCAGTTCGGGTTCATCACCGCAGCGCCCACCGACCCGGTAGCCGTCGCGGTCACGGCCGGCATCGACGGGGTGGTCGCCGTGTGCTCCTGGAAGACGTAGTAGTAGCCCGGGGTCAGCGCCACCGGGGTCACCCACGGGACCGAGGTCAGGCCGTTGGCGGTGATGAGCGCGTGGGACTCCGCCGTCCAGGCCACCGGGCCGACGCCGGTGGCGGTGTACAGCCCCCAGATGGAGTTGGACGGGGAGCCGTAGGCGGTGAAGATCACGTCCAGGTAGGTGCTGGTGCCGGAGACGGGGACGTAGACGCGGGTCAGGTAGCCGTAGGCGGTCGTCAGGACCACGGCGGTCGGGGAGAGAATCTCCGTGTTGACCGACTGGCCGAGGTAGCCGCCGGCTACGGCCTGGGTGCTGACACCCGACTCCGCGACGATGAGGCCGGCGACGGACTGGGGCAGCGGGGACGTCGAGTTGATCGTGTTCGGGTAGCCGGCGATGAGGCCGTCGTTGTTGTTGCCCACAGGGGACCTCCAGGAGTGCTGTCAGGTTGATGTGTCCGGGCAGGTCCCGGGGTGGCGCTACTTCGCTGCAGTGGCGGCCCTGGGGGCGGCCTTGGCGGTCTCCGGTGCACTGTCCGCGGCACCGGCCTTCCTTGCCAGGCTGACGAGCTCGCCGATGGCGGCGTAGAGCGTGGCCGGGTCACGCTGGCGGGCGGTCTCGTCGCCGTGGAGGCGCTCGGAGCGCTCGTCCTCGGTCTCCCAGATCTTCTTGCCGCGGTGGTGGAAGCTGTGCATCTCATCCGACAGCTCGTCCGGCAGGTCGAAGCCGCCGTGATCCGGGTCGGCCGCGAAGTTGCCCCAGACGGGGTGGTCGATGACTGCCCGGGGTGCCCCGAGCGGGTACAGGCGCATGGTGCATTCCTTTGGTTGCCTGCCGTTACCGCCCCCGGCGCGGAGCAGCAGCGCCGGAGGCGGTACGGGCCTGGTGATGGGTGCGGCTTTACCCCACGTTTGAGATGACCGCCTGGGCTACCGGAGCCCGGTTGATGAAGGCGGAGTTCGTGCGGATCTCGAACTCCTTGCGCGGACCCCCGCCCTTGACGTTGGCGACGCGGGAGATCCCGTAGTCGAACTGCGCCATGTCGCGCAGGCAGCGGACCTCGAACACGGAGCTGATGTTCGCCTGCGGGAACGGGACCCGGTCCATCCGGCCGATGATCGTGCCGGGCGGGAGGGAGACGTCGACCTCGATGGGTACGTCGATGCCGCCGGCGGGCGCGTTGATGATGTTCCCGACCCGGCCGCCCGCGGTGACGTTGATACGGCCGGAGCTGTCGGTGTTCAGGAACGTGGTCGCCGAGCTTGCCCCGAGGACGAGATTGGCCATCTCCTGGGCCTGCGCCGCGTTCACCATGACCGCGGTCGGGGACGCCTTGACCTGGTTGAACAGGGTCATGAAGATGTATTCCTGGACCTCGTTGATGGTGCCGCCGCTCAGGGTCAGCGCCGCGCCGTTGAGGCTGGTCCAGATGGACGGGTTGGCGGTGCCCGTTCCGGGCTGGACCCACTGGCCCACGCCGTTGTAATCGCCGCTCAGGGACGCGAGCAGCCCGTCATAGTCGTTGGCGAAACCGCTGCCGTTGTCGGCCGCGGAGTTGTAGGTCGGGACGCCGGTGACGCCCTGCCACAACTTGCTCAGGTCCGGCAGGGTGGTCGGCAGCGCGTTGCTGCTGGACAGGACCGACGTCATCGTGACCGTGTTCGTGGTCGTCGTGCCGTAGTAATACCAGGTGACGCCGTTGGACGACTGGAACCAGTCGTAGCAGACGGCGCCCCGGACGGCGGCCGTGGTGGCCAGGACCGAGTTGGTAGTACCGCCCGAGAAGGTGGTGTGCGCGGAAGCGCCCTGAGAGTTGCCGTTGCCGTAGAAGTAGCCCGAGCCGGTCCGGGCCGCCACGCCGGTGTACACCTCGACGTTGGTGATGGTGCCGCCCGTGGACACCTGGGTCAGGGTCGGGGCGGTCGCCGCGGCCAGCGGGAACGACTGGGCGGTGAGCAGCTGCCGGTCTTCCGCGATCAGCATCTGGTTCATCACGTTGAAGGTTTCAACGGCATACGGATCGGCGTAACCGGACGCCAGGTCGTAGGCGTCCTGGGTGACCAGGCCGGAGTAGGCCAGCGGCTTGTAGCGGGCCTGGAAGTCCTGCTCTTCGATGTTGATCTCGTTGCCCGCGAAGTCGAAGCCGGGCGCCGGGGACGGCTGGGTGTTGTTGACGTTCATGATCGCGCGCCACACGGCGAACGGGTTGCCCTGCTTGGCCTTGGTGCGGGCCACGCGGTCACGCCACGGGGTGACGACCGGGATCAGGCTGACCAGCTCGGACAGGTCATAGCCGTAGATGCCGGTGTCGTTGTAAATACCAGCCTCAGTGGCCTTCTGGACGCTGACGATGGCGTCGATGGTCTCCTGGGTGAGACCGTCAAGCGTTGCGGTCACGGGATGCCTCCTTTCAGGGGGCATGCGAAAGCCCCGCGCGCTCAGGCGTCACGGGGCTGGAGAGTTCCGGGGGGTTAAGGGGCGGCGACGGCAGGCGACTGCGGGTTAGCGCGGATCTGCGCCAGCTTGGTGACGGCCATCAGTTCCATCTCGTGGAAGGCCTTCGCCTGCTCGGGGCCGGAGCCGTGATAGAGGGTCTCCCTCAGTTCCGCGGCCTTGGCCACGTCGACCGGGGCCGCGCCCTGGTCCTGGCCGCGCAGCTGACTCGCTGGCGGCACCTGGCCGTTCGTGAACACCTTCGGTGCCGCTTCGCTGTTCTCCACCGTCACCAGGCGGGCCTTCAGCGTCTCGACCTGCTCGCTGAGCCCGGCGACATCAGCCTGCTTGGCGATGTCCTGTGCCGGGCCCTGCGTGCCGAACGCTGCTGCCACTGCCTTCGCGACGATGCTCTCCAGCACCGCGTACCTGTCGCTGTCACTGCTCTTCGCGACCGTGCCGTCAGGGTCGACGGCATCAGCCGGGGTTCCGGTCTCCGCTGGGGGAGCCGGGGTCATGTCAGCAGGATCGGCCGCGGGGGCCGCATCCGCTGCCGGGTCGTCGCCGTCTGCGGCGGCCGCGGGCTTGCCGGCGCCGGTCACGGGCTGGATCGCATCCGGGGCCACGATGCCGATCAGGTCGCCGTTCTGGTCGAACACGGCCTGCATCGGCGCCTTCTCCCCGTCGGCCTTGGCGACCTGCTGCACGATCTCCGCCGCGCTGGTGACGCCGATGAGGCGCCGCTCCTGGTCATAGACGAGGGCGAGCGCGGACTTCAGCACCTCGCGGCCGGGCAGGTCACCGGGGAGCGGCTTGACGTCGCCGCCCTTCGGGGTGCCCATGCCGGCAGTGCCTCCCGCGTTCACGGGGCCGGTGTCCTTCGCCTGCTCGTCGGCGTCCGCCTTGGCGACCTGCGCGGGCGCGGTTACGGTAGCGGTCACGGCCGCCTCCTTCTGCTTGGCGACGGGCTGGCCGTCATCGGTGACAGGGGCTTGCGGCAGCGAGGAAAGGACCGTGGTCAGCCTCTGCGCCGCCTCGCGGATGTGCGTCTCGTTCGCGGAGGACAGGACCCGGCCGGACTTCGCGACCGCGCACAGGCCCTCGACGGTGACGAGCGGCGCAGGATCGAACGCGGCCATGGCCTTGCCGATCGCTTCCAGCGCCTCGCCGCCGAGATCCGCCTCAGCCTGCTCGTCGGCCGCATACACGGCCAGCTCGCTGATCACGTAGTCCACGGCGCACATGGCGTCCTCGAGGTCGAACGCGTTCTCGATGTCGTCCGGGTCAGCGGAAGCGGCCTCGAGCATCTCCCGCTCGGCCAGGACACCGAGGGCGTTCTTCAGGCGGACCGCGATGGACGTCCACTTCTGGGCGGTGGCCGCGTCGATGGCCTCCCATGCGGGACTGCCGGGGTCGGCGGGGTCGCCGGGGGCATCCTCATCGGGGGCGGCCAGCGGGACTGTGGGGTCCATGCCGTCGACACCGGTGTCGAGCTCGGGGCCAACGTCCTTGGCCACGGTCGCTGTCTTGGACACTGACGCCTCCTTGAGGCTGCCGTCGGCTGCCCAGTTGTCGGGGATCTCGCCGGACGCGCCGAGCGCCCTGGCGCGCTTGATGACGTACTTCCGGATCGCGTCGTGGCCAGCACCGCCCCGGCCCACCGCGTGGATTGCGTTGCCCAGGTCTGCGGTGTCGCCGACCGGGTAGCTGTAGCTGCCGTCCGGGTTCTTGAAGGCGCGGCCCTTGGCGCCCATCGCCTTGAGGTCGTCGGCGCTGTACTTGCCCTTGAGGATCCCCGTCGCCATGCCGGCCATCGCCGTGTCGACGCCTGCGAGCGAGACCTTCAGCTCGTCCGCGAGGCCGGCGCCGATCCGCTGCCCCCCGGTGAGGCTGGCACGCTGCGAGGCCTTATGGATGAAAGCGGCCATTGCGGCCGGGCTGCCGGTCATCGTCACCGGCCCGTCGCTCGCAGGCTCGGGCTTGGCGTCGGGTTCGGCCTGCTTGCCGATCAGCTCGCGGACCATGCCGGGGGGGACGAGGCCGCGGGAGTCTTCGGCCTGCTTGGCGATCAGCCACCGTCCGACGCCGTTAGCGCCCTTGCCTACCGCGTCGACACGATCACAGTCAAAATCGACCAGCTCGGTCAGCTCGTCGTCATCAAGGTCGGGCATCGCTCACCCCTGCTCTGGTCGTGGGACGATCGGGGGCTATGAGCGAGTACGGGATTGAGCTTTACGACCTGGAGCCTCCGGTTGACCGCCGCATGCAGCCCGCATATTCGCCGCTGCGAAACCCCTGGCGGGGTCCCCGGCCGCCGCAGCCTCGCTGGTCGCCGCCGCCGCTGCCGGACGGATTCGCCCGCGTTGAGCTTGAGGACGACTACGAGACCGGGCCGCAGTTCGCGGACTGGAGCGCCGAGGAGGCCGGGCATCCGTCGCGGGTCTTCGATATCCCTGCCGAGCAGCACGAGCGGTGGGCGGGCGCCGTTGCTGCCTACTCTGCGATGCAGGAAGAGATCGAGGCGCTGCGCGAGGAGCGGCTGCGCACGCCCGGGTGGGCGCTGTCTGGCTGGGTGCGCAAGGACAAGCCCTATCAGGCGCAGCCGTGAGCAGCGGACATGCCGACCTGAGCCGGTTCCTATCCGAAGGCTGCACGGAGTGCGGGACGCCGGGATACCAGCGGCACCTCAGCGCGGTCAATGGGTGCGCTACCTGCGCGGCGGAAGATCCCCGGCCGGTTCACATCCCGGTGCGGGACGTCATCGGGACCGTGCTGGTCCGATCCATGCGGAGTGCGACCGAAGTGGCGTTCCCGCCGCCGAGGACACGCGAGCCCGTGCGCTCGTGCTACCGGATGGCCAGCGGGGCGATGGTCCACGTCAAGCCGGACTGCCGGTGCTAGCCGTAGGGGAAGGCGCGAAGGAGTGCCAGACCTGCTTCCGGTACCGGCCCCGTGGCGAGTTCGAGCTGCCGATGGATGACGCGCGGCGGTTCGAGGCGAAGATCTGCCGCCGCTGCCGGGTGCTGCTGTGGGACGATCCGGACGACCCCTTCGAACGCGAGGCGGTCTTCATGGGCGACCCGCTGCCGGAAGCGCCTAAGCCGCCGGCCTGACGCGCCGCCGCCGGGCGGTTCCCTGAGGACTCCACCCGTTCAGGCGTCCGGCCTTGTGGAGCTCCCAGGCTTCCGGGCTGAGCACGGCACCGATGAGCCAGTCACCGGACTTGGCCACGATGCCGTCCCCGAGATCCCAGTCCGGGCCGCGGTAGATGTACGACTCCACGACATCGGCGGCACCCTCGGTGCCGTCTACGTGGAACAGGCCGACCTTCCGGCCGCCGGTCAGGAACTTCCAGGCCGCTTTCTCCAGCTCGGCCGCGGTGAAGTAATCCCGGCCGCCGTCCGCGCCCTTGGTGATGCGGGGGTCGGGGCCGGCCTGGTAGGCGATCCCGAGGACGTAGCGCTGCTCGTCAGCCATGGCCACCCCCTCGCGGTCGGGCATGATGGCGGGATGAGTGGTGAGATTCGCCTGATGCTCGACCCGGATGCCTGGAGCGCGGCCCAGGTCACGGAATTCGAGCGGCTGTGGTGGATCGACGGCCTCAGGCGGCGGTGGCGGCTCGTAACGGTCGGCGAGCAGTGGATCAGGCACACGTACCCGTCCGGCTTCCGCACCGGGCAGTGGGCACGCCTGGATCGCGTGACGATCCTCCGAGGGCGCACGTGCTACTGCGTCACATTCGAGGACGGCATACGGGATTACTGGGATCCGGCCAACGAGTACGAGTTCTTCCCGCCGAGCCACTTCACGGGACTGCTCGACATCCTCGATGGCTGCTAGTTCAGCAGGCAGGCAGCGAAGAACTAGGCCGGCACGACTTGACACCGGCACGACGGATGAGCAGGCGCATCAGCGTCTCCGCTGGGGTACGCCTGACCCATCCTCACCCGGCCTGCCGCGGCGTTCAGCAGGCAGCCCGGGCACACATTCGATGCCGGGTCATTCAGCCATTCGCCGTACTGGATCTGCCGCAGCAGGTACAGCGCCAGCGCTGCGGCCCCGATCCCGATGACCAGCTGACCGAGCACTGACCCGCTGGAGTTATCCCGGTCGGCCAGGACCGCGACGAGGGACGCGCCGATCGCGACCGCGCCGAGCCCCGACGTAACGCCGTCGACCAGCGCCCGGCCGAGCCTGGTCATGTACCCGCCGGCCATCTGCTGCGCGGTCTCGTCCGAGGTGGCCAGAGCTGCGGACAGGCTAGCGCCGAGCCCGAGCGCTTCTACCCGCTGCTGCGCGGTGTTCGTGTCCCCCGGCTGCCAGCCGCCGAGATCCGCGCTGCCGCCGTCGGTCATCGCCGCGGCCGAGGCCCCGCCGATCAGGTGAGCGTCAGCCAGGATGCCGGGTACCAGCGGCGCGATCACGGGCACGAGGTCCAGGCCCTGGCCGGCCAGCCACACCGCTGCGGCGTCGACAGCCTCACGCTTGCCCTGGTCGCCCTGCTCCTCGGCTGGGTGCTCCGCGATATAGGCGCGCGCTATCCGCTCGGCCTGGGCCTTCGTCAGCGCCCCGGAAAGAGCAGCGGCGAGGAGAGGCGCCCAGTGCCCGACGGCCTGGAGGTCCAGGTCCCAGCCGGGCCAGTGGCGGGCCTTACGGCCTTTTGGGACGCTCGGTGCGCCGCCTCCACCGCCGTTCGTGATAGCGGACTTGGCCACGTCACCGTCCGGGTAGTCACCATGGAACGGGTCTATGCGCGCCATCCCGCAGTACCAGCAGCACGGGGAATCGCCGTCCGGCCGGAACGCGTGGCTGCCGTAGTCCTGGCCGTCCGGGTAGGCCTTGGCTATCGCCGCCATCTTGCCGCTGACAGACGCGCCGTCATCGTGGCTGATCGATCCGTCAGCGTGCTGCCAGCCGTTCATCTCGTCGTACACGACCGGGGTGCCGCACGGGCAGGTGGCCTCGTCGCCCTCATCCGGGCAGCCGAGAGCGGCTATCACGGCGTCGATGTCGGCCAGCAGCTCGGGACGTACCGCAGGGTTGCCGGGCAGGTCGGCCGGGTTCCACCATGCAATCGTCTCCGTGCCCGAGCAGTCGCCGTCCGGGTCGGAACCGAGCTGGCGGTCGAAAATGTCAAGGTCGGCCTCGCTGGCGATGGTGTAGACAAAGCCCTGGTAGATGCCGTTGGCGCTCGTCCAGGTGCCGGTCCACTCGCCGTCAGGGAAGTTGAGGCCGGTCTCTTCCTGCCATTCCCGTGTCGCGGCAGCGCGGGGTGATTCCGCGCCTTCGATGTGACCGCCGGGTATCTCGAACTTGCCCGCAGCAGGGTCAGGCATGCGGCCCCCTCAGGCGTCGGCGCTCCCGTGGTGACCCAGGCCGCCGATAGCGAGCGCATCGTCGTTCGCGAACAGGGCCTTGATATCGGCCAGCGGCAGGCCGTCCAGCGTGATCCAGCAGGAACACAGCGCGGTTGCCGAACACATCTCGCCGCAGTCCTCGCAGCGCCACGGCGGACACTCGCCGCAATGCAGCGACGGGGACAGGTCGGTCGGGTCGTCCGAGAGCGAGTGCTTGACCGCGCCACAGTTCCGGCACGCCAGGATCGGCGTCAACGCCTGCTCGGCCGGGTCAAGCTGCTGCCACTCCCAGCCGTGGACCGGCTCATTCATCAGGCTCTACCGCCCTTTGCAGCATCAGCACCCGGCCAGTGTCCGCAGCAAGGACAGCAAGCCCCGCCACGGCTACCTCGCCAGCAGCCTTGCGGACAGCGAGCCTGCCGCCGTCGTTGAGGTTGTGCGCCTGTACCGGGCCGACCGCGCGGAACTCGAAGTCGTGCCACTCCCCGGCCTGCCGCCGCTTCCTGCGGAAGTTCCTGAACACGGTGAGCTCGGACTTCACCGCCGCAGTGCGCGCGGCCTCCTCGTCCACGGCGACGACATAGTCCGGGATGATGACCTGCGGCTTGCCGTCGTCATCCTCGCCAGGTCCGTCGTAGCCGTAGATCCCGGTGTCGCTGGTGATCCCCGCCGTGGGTGCGCCTTCGCCTTCCTTGGCGACCGTCCCCGGCTGCTGCGGTCCTGCTGGCGGCAGGGCGGACGGGCCGTACTCCTGCTCGGCCAGCGGCTCCCCGATCAGCGGCGGGGACGTGACGACGCCCTCGACGGTGGTGAATGCCTGATGCGGCAGGGAGGCCCCCGGCTCGGGCGCGGCCGTCGCCTCGTCTACCGGGCCCGCGACCGAGTCCAGCGAGATCAGCGGGATCGGCCCGGCGCGGGAGGAGAAGATAAACCGCGGCACCGGGACCGGATCGGACCAGCCCCACCGCTCCTCACGGACCTCGCTGGTCGACACGGTGCCGTTCTTGATGTAGATGTCATCAGCCTGCGCCTGGGCCAGCCGGTCGTCCTGCTCCTCGCCGCGGTCGAACTGGTGCTTCAGCGGCAGCCCGAGGTCATCCTGCAGGAACCCGGTGATGATGCCCTCGACGTGGTTCTCCAGCGGCAGCTCGCCGACCTTGTGCACCACGTCGGCCTGCGACTCGCCAGATGACCTGTTGACATCCTCCGTGAATCCGAGGTCGCTAGGCACCGTGTGATAGGCGGCCAGCGTCTTGCGCATCAGGAACAGGCTGAACTGGTCGCTGAAGTCCTTCTCGTTGCTCCACGCGAACTTGGTACCGGGCGGCATCCACTTGATCTGGTGCTTGCCAGCCTGGTCGCCGTACATCATCGCGTCCCAGTAGACCTGGAACGCCTCGATCTGGTCGGGGCTCCAGGTCTCCGGGGCCGCGGCGAAGGCAGCAGGAAGATTGCCGGCTGTGAACCGTTCCAAAAAGTAGAGCTGGAACCTCATATCGGTGTTGGCGCACCATGATGGATAGCCATTCCTGCGCACATACAGCGTCTTGTTGGGAACGCTTACGCAATAGACCTTGCCCTCATAGGGAACGGGCTCAACGTCGATGCGATAGGCCGGCTTACGGCGAGTCTGGATTTGCCACCGCTGGTGATGGGCCGGCTTTGCCGGCTTCCCCACAGGACGCACCGCCCCAGAATAACCGATCTTCTGCAAAACCTCCTGCAGGCCATCTGCGAGGCGCTTGCTGCACGTGGACACGATCTCCGTGCGAGGATAGATGGCCCCGTCACCCAGGACGTAGAAGTGCCAGAAAATCTCAAGCTGGCGCCGGGACATCCCGAGCACCTCGCGCGGGATGTACTTCTCATGCGCCTTCCCGAATGGCCGCAGGTAGTCGGCCAGCGCCGTATGGCCGAAAGTGAAGGCGCCCCGGTGATACGGGGCTTCGCGTCCGAGCATCCGCGCCAGCAGATCGCGGAACTCCACATAGCCCTTGGAGAACTCCTCCTGCGCGATGGTGATGTTCGAGCAGTCTGGCCTGACGCATCCCTCCGACAGGTACATGCCCATGAAGGCGGCGAAGTCGTCGCCTTCAATGCGGCTGCTGAAGTAGTGCGCGTCTTCCCGGATGACGCCGCGAGGCAGTCCGTAGGCATCGCGGATAGCTTCGGCCGACGCCCGGCGCAGGCGCTCGCCTCTTTCCGCCCGGCGCAGTGTGGGATGAGTGATGCCGAGGCTGCAAGCCGGGAAGCCGGCGTTTGCCCGCGCCTCGCGCACCGCCTCCCCGTCCATGCGCACGAAGTCGCACGGGCTGACGGGAAGCGTGAAGCACTCAAGGTCGGGGGCGCTCCAGGTGCTCGTCGCCGGGCACCTGACGCCCGCTCCCCCGCCGGGAAGCGCGGACTGGTACTCGTAGAGGTCCGCGGCGTGAACCAGCCATTCGCTGCCGTGCCTGACGCCCGGACAGCCGCTGGGCAGGCGGTTGACCAGCAGCCGGTGGCCGCCGGTGACGAGCAGGTCCGCGTTCCTGGACGCGGCGTGGTACATGATGCCGTCGGAGTCGGCCTCGTAGTACCTGGTCGCCGATTGCCACTCAAACGCAGCGGTCGCGGGATTGCGCGTCGCGAACCTGTCTGAGCTGATGTCCGCCTCTGCGAACCGCAGCCAGCCGCGGTCTGTCAGAACCTCGGTGTCGTCGCTGTAGCAGTTCGCGTTCAGGATTATGCTTTCCAGTGGCGCGTACCCATACAGCGAGTTCGGGCGCGGACGGAATGGCTCGTAGATAATATCGTCCCTGGTCAGCCAGTTCCAGGGCAGGCCATTGACGTACTGAACATACGCCTCCGCAGGCGGCTGAGGCGGATTCCCCCAGTAGTCCAACAATGGCGCTATTGTCGTTCCGTCGATCACACTCAAGCCTACCACTTTACCGCCGCGATTACGCAGCCGGTAAAGCGCTCCCGCATCATAAGCGAGAATGTCATAAAGGTATTTGGCAAGCCACGTGCTGAACGAGCTGATCCGGTCGGGCTTCTTCAGTGCGACCATGCCGATCTTAACGGCATCCTCGACGTCGCTATTGAATCCGTCGGCCGCGACCAATTTCCAGTCCAGTGACCGGATTGAGTCGATGCGATGCCAAATCGCGATCTGCGCGATGTCATAGGAGTCGACCAGCCCGCGGAGCGTCTCGAAGCTGACCCGCTCGTGGATCCTGGGCCGGGTGGCAATGTTCGTCCCGGTGACGAAATCCTGTGACCTCGGGCGACGGTCGTAGCCGTCATAGGGTCCGATGGGCGTACCGGGCGAGAACGGGGACGCCGGGGTCATCTGCGAGGCTTCTTCGCCCTCGCGGAACGACTCCGGCGTGCCGGGGCCGAACACCTTGGCGACGCGGGTCAGGCCGTCATGGATGCGGGAGCGGACGCCCATTGAGCCGCCCCCTCGCTGCCATGATGGGCGGGTGAGCAACGAGGAGCTAACCGCGTGGGCGCTGACCAGTGACGGGCCGGACTGCGAGCCGGATGTCAGCTTCGGCTCGTTCTACGGCTGCGTGACGGCCGGGCGGTGGATTGCGGGCGTGATGAGCTGGTCGGATTCCCCGCTCTGGGTGGACACGATCCTGCTGGGCGAGGACCGGTTCGTGATCCGGCCCCGCGTCCGGGTGTCGCCCGGGCGGACAGCGTGGTTCAACCTGGGCGGCTGGCCAGCAACCCCCAGGAGCCGCTGGCCGGCGCCGGACATCAACCCCGTGGCGTTCACCGAGCATGTGCTCAGCCGGCCGCTGGACTGGCTTCGCGACGATGAGCGGCAGGACATGCGGCGGATCTTCGGGCTAAGCTAGGCGGTCCGGAGGGGTTGGGCCGGGTGGCCGTGCACATGCCGAGCAGCCGGATCGATTGCGGTGAGAGACCGTGACGGGCCACGCCGGGCTTCACTTGCTGCCGCCCCTCCGGGGCCTAGCTCCCGCGCATCCGGCCGGCCAGGCGGAACCATGTGCGCCTGATCCGCCACCACCACCAGCGCCACCGGAACGGCGCCAGCAGCCGCACATGCCACGGCACCGGGCCGATGCCGATCTGCCACGGCTTCACGTCGAAGGCCTCGCAGACCTGCCGCTGCAACATCACCAGGTCGCAGGTGAACTCCTCGTCGCTGCCGGTCTCGCTGGTCACGGACAGAGCCTAGCTTCCCCGCACCCGCATCTCGCTGACGATGAACGGGAACACGCCCGTGCGGACCTTGCCGTCATCGTCGGTGTAGATGCGCTCGCTGCCGATGCGGCCGGGGCGCCCCTGCGGGTCCGGGATACGCTCCGGGAACAGCAGCGGCATCCCCTTGTCGTCGGCGAACATCACCAGGTCGCAGGTGATGAAGCTCTGCACATCGGCGGTGACGCGGAGGATGGTGGCCTTCTCCACGGTCGTGATGAGCTTGCCGGTCGTGGCGTCCAGGATCGAGCAGTCCCATGCGGGCATCATCCTCGGTATCCCGTCCTTGCGGCGGGGCACCGGCCACTCGATGATCACGTAGCCGTAGTACTGCCGCTCCGGGCCCTGCGGCCACGGGTCGTCCCCGGCGATCTCGGCGTCTGCGATCTCGCCGGGTACTGCTACCTCAGTGGTCATCGCCGAGCCTCACTGTCCGGGATTCGTCTGGCCGATGTGGATCGTCCTGTGATCCGGGTGCTGGCGGCCGGTCTCGGTGCGGACCTCCGCGATCATGTCGTCAAGGGTCATGCCGGTGACATCGCCGCACTCAACCGGGACGACCTCGCGGCAGGCCGTGCACACGACCTCCCTGACCGTCGCGCCGCAGGCGTTCACCGCGGGCGCTATCTCCACCCACGGCTCTGCGTCATCCGGCGGTGCGCCCTTCTGCTGTTTACGCACCCATTCGCCCGGGTCTATCGCTATCGCCATCGTGGCCACGTCCGGGCGGCGGCCGGTCAGGCGCTGCCAGCCGGCGATGAAATCCCGTACCGCGATCATGTGCATCAGGTCATCGGCTGCTGTCCAGGGCCCGTAAGTCTCCTGCATGGTCAGCCCGGTCACGGCCTCGCGCCACTGGAGGGTCAGGACGATCTGGTCAGGCCGACTTGCGGGCGCCTCATCTACCGCCACCGTGCCGCCTCTCCTCGCTGTGCCTGCCATGCTGCGTTCCGTGCCCGCTTCCGGGCTTCCACCGGGTCAAGGATCTCCGGGGCCGGCTCAGGTGCGTCCATGCCGCGCTCGGCCGCCCGCTCGTCGCAGTCGCCGGCGTGCGCGTGGATCTCGTACTGGCCGTCAGCAGCCTGCGCACAGGGGCCGCAGCAGTACAGCGCACCGAGGGACACCAGGCGGAGGCAGTCCGGCTTGCCGCACTTCCTGAAGTCCTGCACTGCGATGGCCCGGGCCTCAGCGGCTGCGAACTCTGCGTCCGGGCCGATCGCCGCGGCCTGCTCGGCCTTGCGCTTCGCCCATGCGATCCACGCCTGCGCGCCGTTCCCGTCCAAGAGCAGCTCCGCGAGGGCCTGGCTGGTGGCGTCCACCTGGTCATCGTGGGCGTCGTTCGGGAAGGCCGCGCACTCGGTTACGTACGCTTCCGTATCGAAGAGGGCGATCTCGGCAGCGGGCAAGAATGCGTTGCCGGCCTCGATGAACGGGGCGACCGCGGTAGCCCGCGCATACTTCGATTCGGTCGGCGTGATCGCGACGATGCCGGGAATCTTCGACTTCAGCGACGAGATCACGGCCGGGCCGTTCGCCTTGTTCTCGACGAGCTTTCGCGTTGCCTGCGGCCATCGCGCCACCATCGCCTGGAATGCGACCAGCGTGTCCGTGAAGCTCAGCCGCTTGCGTACCTGGTCGAGCAGGTAGACGCTGGCGCCGCGGCGGCACCAGATCTGGCCTGCTACGTAGTCGCTTCCCTTGGTATCGGCAAAGGCCATGTCCCACGACGCGATTACCTCGTCGCACTCGTGGACGAGGTAAGCGTCCGGGCGGTCAGGATGCTGTGACCACAACGGCGTGCCGTAACGCCGCCACCATTGCCGCTGCCACACGTTCCCCGCATCGGGGGACGGACGACCCTGGTACAGGGCGGCGAACACGCGGGACCCGGCCTGGATCCGGATCTGCTCCCACTCGGCGACCGTCCGGCCCCGGGCGGACTGGAGCCATTCGCCTGGCTCGCGGCCGAGCGGGTCGCTCTGGCCCTTGGCCGGGTCGTGGTCGGCGAGGGCGGGGATGTTGATGACGCGCCACCGGTGGCCGTCCTCGGCGGCGACGAGGCGGCCGGCCAGGTCGTCTTCGTGCCAGCGGGTGAGGATCACGATCACCGGGGCACCAGGGGCGAGGCGCGGGGCGCCGACCGAGCGCCACCACTCCCAGACCCGCTCGCGGTAGTAAGCCGACCCGGCCTGCTCGGCATCGGCGAACGGGTCGTCTATGGTCAGTGCGTCAAGCGGGCGGCCGGTCAGGCCCGATCCGATGCCGACGCAGACGACGCCGCCGCGGTGCCCCTCGAGCTGCCAGCGGCGGGCCGAGCCGTTGTCGCGGGCAATCCTCAGGCCAAGGTTGAGCGTGCCTTCGTCGCCGTTGAACGTGGTGATGGTGTTGCGGACCTCACGGCCGAAGCCCTCAGCGAGGGACTGCGCGTACGACGCGATGCCGAGCCGGAGTTCGGGGTTGCGCTCGAGCGCCCACAGCGAGCTGGTCTTCGTGACCCTGCTCGACTTGCCTTCCTGAGGTCCGATCGAGATGATCAGCCGCGCGCCGGGAGTCGTGTACGCCCAGGTGACTGCCTCGTCTATAAGGTCGAGCGCCGGGGTCTGCACGGTCGTGGGGTCGATGGCTACGGCGAGTTCGCCCGGTGTCTCCCATGTGCGCTCAACGGCCGGCGGGTCGAGCCTGTCGGCGAGTGAAGCAGCGAAATCAACCGTCATGCCCGCCCGATGTCACGCTCTGCTGATAGTTACCGGCTAGTACGGGTCTCGGCCCCGTCATCCGGGGCACCTCTACCCGCCAGTAACATGAATTCGGTCACGCAACGCTACGGAGATGCCTCGCGAGACGGCCGCGGGCGTCTCGCTGCTGCTCGGCTGGCAGGCCCATCTCGCGGAAGGTGGCCGCCAGTGCATCACTGACGAGCCGCGCCTGCGTCTCCGTGATCTTCGCCAGCCGCTCCTCGATGTTCAGCTTCGCGATATCCACCAGCAGCCGCCCGCACCGGTCCATCGCCCGCTCGAGCACCGAGACCTCAGCGCGGAGCTGCTCCCCGCCTTCCTCGCTGCCGTAGCGCACCGACCGGAGGTTGTTGACCAGGCCGCCGATGGTCTCCTCGAGCGCCAGCGCACGGCCGGCCAGCCGCTGCAAGGCTTCGAGCGGGTCAGTGACGGGGGCCGCGTCGTACCTGTACAGCAGCCGCCGGGCTTCCTCGTTCAGCGCGGCGACACGGCCCGACGGGGTGCAGCCGCCATGGTTCTTGCAGTTGCCGACGCCTTGGTGATCCGTGCCCTTGCCTGCGCCGTTGCCGCACGGCTTGCCCTCGCGGTTGGTGCCGCCGCACTTCGGGGCAGCTCCATGGCCCATGACGTCACCGCCTTGGTTCCATGGCCAAGCGTTTGCCCGGCATCACCAGAATGAGCACCGGGCGGGCTCGTCCTGCACGATCTCGCCGCGGTAGGGGCCGGCTTCGTCCGCCTCCGGAGTACCGGCGGGATGGCCGCACGGCTCCAGCTCGTACAGGTCCGTCATGCTCCCCCGCACCGCGCCGAACGCGACGATACGGTCACCGGGAAGGTGCACGCCCTCGGTGTGGCAGAGCGTCCGGTCTGCGGTGAAGCCGAACCGGTGGTCGTCGTCCACGGCGTCGCAGCCGGCGAAGTCGCCGGTCGTGCCGCCTTCCCTGACCTTGGCGAGGGTGCAGAACTTCACGGGCGCCGCTCCGTCATCGTGAACGCCGGGTGGTCCGGGGGCCGGTAGAGCAGCTTCCCTGACCAGGTGAAGACGGCTTCCTGCGGCGGGATGATGGTGTGGGTGTACGGCGGTCCGGGCGCTGGCTCGGCGAGCAGGCTGGCGAGGAACGCCCCGGCAGCCTCGGGCCAGAAATTGAGGCTGTTTTCCGGCCAGTCTTCGGGCAGGACCCATCCGGGCGGGGCTTCGAGCGGGCCGTCCGGGTACTGCCTGCCGGTGCTCTGGGTGCTAACGCGGCCAGCCTAGCCTTCGGCCGCCTCTTGCGGAGCGGCCTGCGAGGCCACCAGGAACTGCCGGCGCGAATCCCGGTCCAGCAGGCGGACGGCGCGCTTGGCTTCCTTGCCGCTCATCTTCAGCCCGGCCCCGATGTCCGCCCAGGAGGCTCCCGCTGCCCTGGTCTCAGCGATGAGACGGAGGCGCTGCATGGCGGAGCCGAGGGTGGCGGGCATGGCAGCGGGCGCGGTCATCGCGGCCGCGATCCCGGCGCCCAGTTCGCGGCGGAACGGCGGCGTTCCCGGTCCAGCAGCTGCGGCAGGACGCGGCCAAGGCGCACGGTGAACTCGGCGTCCGTCTCGGGCTGCACGACGGCCATGTCCAGGTGCGGGACGACGAGCACCTTGACCTCGGGGGCGTTCTCGGCCAGCCACCACGCGGCGTACTCCTGCATCTCGCCGGCCTGGTCCGGGGTCCAGCCTTCGGGGCAGCGCAGGATCAGCGTCTCGCCGGGCTTCACGACGGTGACGCACTCGCGGAGTAGCTGCCGGATCTCGTCCGGGCTCAGCTCAGGTGCCACTCAGTCCCCCTGTCCCGCGCAGCACCGGCAGTCCCGGCTGGTGCACCGCTCGTGCTTGTCGCGCTCGCACTGCGGGCACACCCAGTCATCGGCGGGCACGGCTACGCCCGGCCCCCTCCGCCGGGCGTGGCCGGCGACGGGGCGGGCTGGAGGACGTCGACGGTGACCGACGCGGTAGCCACCAGGCCGGCCTTGTCGGTCACCGTCGCCGTGATCGTGAGGGTGGCGCTCATGCCGCGGCGGGAGGCGTCCCGATCGTGGCGGTCAGCACCGCGACGCCGGCGGCGTTGGATACCTGGGTGTAGGCATCACCGAAATTGTCCGTGACGCCGATCGTCATCGGCTGCTGCTCGGAGGTGTTCACCGTGACCGACAGGTCGGCGTTGATGCTGTTGCCGGCCGCATCGGTGGCCGAGGCGACGATCGACAGGGTGACCGGGGCGGAGGTGGAATCAGAGTAGGTCGCGGTGAGAGTCAGGACATCGCCGACGCTGTAGGTCGCCTTGTCGGCGGCGAGGGTGAGGGTCGGGGCGACAGCGGGCGCGGGGGTGGTCATGGGGGGCTCCTAGCTGGGGGTTTCGTGGTTGCTGCGATACCGGGCGCGAGATGGGCGGCCGGGATGTCTTCGGGGCGGGCGGCCAGAACGCGGCGAACTTAGGGTCAGGCCGCTATGTCCTGCCGGCGGGCGCCGTTCGCCATGCGCTCGCCACGCTGCCGGGTCTCGATGTCGGCCCGCGCGACGTCGCGGAGCCGGTACTTCGGCCGCCCCCGGCTGTCGCGGATCTCCCGCCCGTTCTTGTCCGTGGCCACCGGAAGGTAGCCGCGGTCCCGCCAGTTGCAGATGGCCGGGACGGACACGTGCGCGTACTCCGCCGCCTGGGTCGCCGTGATCAGGGCGTCCATGTCGAACGTGGGGGCGTCCAAGCATCCTCCCCCGGGCATGAAGAAAGCCCCCGGAATCCGGGGGCCCGTGGTGCTTGCGGGACGCCTGCGAACATGGCTGTCCGGGAGACAGGTTAACCCGTGAAGCTGCCCGCCGGCAAGTAACGCCACGCGCTTCTGCTCGGCGGCGAGCCGTTCCACTTCAGCGTCGTACTCGGCCAGCGAGAGGATGCGGTTGCAGACCGGATTCGCGCAGGTGACCTGCTGTTCGCCTTCGGTCCAGATCAGGGTCGCGTACTTGCAGGACGGGCAGCGCAGCGGCTTGCGAACCGTCCTGACCCCGGCCTTGGTGCTGCCGGTGAACTCACGGTGCCACTGCAAGATCTCCAGCCCGAAGTCCGCGGCGACACCGGAGCGGAGGACACCGTTCAGGTGGTGCATCAGCCACGCGATGCATGTCGTCTCGGCGGATGCGAGTTCGCCACGGGGCGGCGGAGACGGCCAGCGGCGCAGGTTCCGGTATACGCGCTCCCAGCTGATCAGCATCGAGGCTAGCTCGTCCTCGTCGTCGCCCGCCTGCGACGGAGACTGGGCCTCGTCGGAGGATCCGGAGACGCGCTCGGCCGCGTCGGACTGCTTCTGGCCGTCGGCCGGGGCTTTCCTCAGGGCGATGAGGTCATCGAGCTGGACAAGCCGCTCGCGGATACTCGACGCGCACGCGCCGCACCAGACGGGATCGCCTGGCCACGGCACGACCTCGGGCGGCTCCGGGCGGGACTGCGACGAGTCGAGCGGGTCGTAATCGGCGAGGGCCTGACGGTGGGCGTCGCGGGCTTCCCTGAACCTGCGGTTGCACGGGCCCGGACAGGCTTCCTCGCTGCTCATGGCGCAATGATGGAGTACCGGGACCGATGGTGCCAACGCGGCCCGCCCCGGGTCATGCCGCGAGCCGGATCTCAGCCTGTTGACGGTCCGGTCTGCTGCCGTGCCTAGGGTCCTGGTCTTCGCTGCTGCTATCGGGGGCCTCATCGTCGACGGGCAGCCCGCCTTGCTCCTGGCGGATCGCATTATCCGGCTCCTCTCCGGCATACAGGCGCAGCAGGACGGGGAGCACGACGAGGATGGCGGCAGCGGCGATCCAGGGAAGCCAGGCAGGCATAGCTGTAGCAGGAACCGTTCAGAAGTTGGGGCTTGACCAGCGGAAAGGGGCGGCCGGAGGGCCTGCCTAATCCTATCGGTTCCGCCCGCGCCTGATGACCTCAGTGCCCCCCTAGCGCCTTCCAGATCTTCCTGGTCCCCGAGGCCTTGATGGCGGCGGAGACCTGGCGGCCGGCTCGTTCCTTACGCGCAGCGAATTCCGGCGAGGCCTCGGCCGCCTCGGCCTCCCGCAGGCGCCACAGCCGCATGGGCGCGGCGCTCTTGTAGTGCGGATTGTCGACCCGCAGAGCCGGCTCTCCCAGGAGGTCGCGGATCATCGCCTCAGTCCAGCCGCGTTCCCTCAGTCCGGGGGCAGCGATGCACTCCGCTGCTGCCGCGATCTCCGGCCACCGGGCGCGGATCTTATCTGCTGCTGCGGCCGACCAGCGACTGCGGGCCCGGTCAGGCTCCGGCAGCAGGCCAAAGTCGCGGGCCCGGTCTACCTGGCCGTAGAACGCACCGAGGTAGTCGGCTAGCTGGCGGGGGCCGTAATCAGGCCGGGCTGTCACCCTGCACCTTCCCTGTCAGCAGCGCCAGCAGGGTCGGGTCAGTCGCCTGACTTGTCCCCTCGCCGTAGTGCACGAAGGCCCAGTTGTCGTTGACGGACGTGATCACGCCCTCTTCCCCGGTGGGCAGGTACACCACGCCGTGGCCGATGTGACCGCGGCACTGGTCAATCGTCATCGCTGCCATCCTCCCGCGCCGCCAGGTTCGTGGTCACCCCGGCCGCGTACTTCAGGTCCGCCCCGAGATGCTCAGCCGACAGCCTCGCAGCGTCCGCCCTCATCCGCAGCGCGATCACGGCCATGGCGGTTGCGGCCCGGTCCCCGGATACGACCCGGAGTCTCCCCGCAGCAGCCCGGCGCTCGTACCAGGAGGCGATCTGGTCCAGGAGCTGAGGCATGCGCTCCGCGGCCGACTCCAGGTAGCGGAAAAGCTGATCACCCTCAGCCGGGAACTCCAGGGCCTCAGGGTGGCGGGTCAGGTGATTCAGCGCGCGGATTATCTCGGCGGCGGCCTCAGCGAGCTCAAGCACGTACCCAGGGGAAGGCGGCGCGTCGATGTTGATGGCGACGGTGTAAGGCTGCCGGTCTTCGTCGGTCACGATTCCTCTTCCTTCAGCCCGGCTCTTCGGAGCCGGGCACGGCTGTTGCGGGAACTGCGGTGGTCGCTGGGGGTGGACGGGGTTATCACCACGGTGCCCGTCCGGGGACTCCCAGCGGAGGTGCCCTGTACCGGTCAGGGTGATCGACCAGCCGGCTCTGTGCGCTGCGCGGGCCAGGGACCTCAGGGCACCGGGGATGCGGAGACGGGAACGGCCCATGGTTGCCTCCTCGCCGTGATCGGCGAGACGTTGGCCTCGCTGCGGATCTGCTCGAGTAGCGGCCTTACCCGGTCACGGCTGCGGTTGAGATTCTTCGCTGCGGCGTTCACGGACACGGACGGGTCGGCGTCGAACTCTGCCTTGACTTCCCGCTTCAGGTCAGCGTCGGAGATGCGCGGCGGCCGGGCCGCTGGCTTGCGCCGGGGCCTGACTTGAGGCGTGGCCGGAACGGTGACTCCGGGCTGACCTGAAACAGGGGCCGGGGGCTGACTTGAAGTCAACTCCGGGACCTGACCTGAAACTTGCTCCGGGGTGACCTGAACGGGTGGCGCGGCGGCGGCTTCAGGCGTGGCGTCTGCGGTGACCTGAACTGCGGCCAGGGTGACTCCTGCCGCGTCCTCCGTAGTGCGCAGCAGGTGCGTCAATGCCGCGCCAAAGCCGAGCGTCACGACCGGCATGCACGACACGGCCACGGTGACAGGCCACGGTGCGCGAGTGCTGTGCGCGGCGGCGAGCAGGTGGTAAATGACCTGACCGCACATGCCGAGGATGAGTGACCCGACGGCTGACCGCCGCGCGAACGCCCGCGCCCGCTCCGGGGTGCCCGGGATAAGCCACGCGCCGAGAGCATAGGCACCATATGCCTCGACGCCGACCGGGAGCGTGATCGCGGTATTGACCGAGAAGCCATGCCCGATGCCGGGCAGCAGGTTGACGACGCCAAAGCCGCACATGCCGCCGAGCGCCACCCACCCGGACCACACCGCGACGGCAGCCGGGGAGGCTATGAGGAACAGGGGCCAGCGTGGCATCCCGCGGCGCGTGCTCATAGTTGTCACGGTGTCCCCGTCTCCTGATCGGTTGCGAGTGCTTGCGGGCATTACGCCGCCCGCCGGCTGGTCACGCTGCTCCATGGCGGGCCGTCCCTTCTATCCACCGGGCGTAGTCCGGGAGCCGGCCGCCGTTGCGGAGGAACGTGTGCACCAGCTCGTACACCTCGCCGAGATCCTGCGGGACACGGCGGACGCAGGTAAGCACGGCTTTCACGGCGGCGGCGAGGCTGTCCAGGACCTCGGCCGCGGTCTCGCAGATGGCGGTGGACTGCCGGGCATCGCGGGCCCGTGCGTCCGCGTCCTCGACAGCAGCCTGAGCAGTATCTATGGCGGACTGCTTCGCGCCGTGGCAGCCGGTGCACGGCTCATTTACCGGCCATGCGATCGCGGCAGTGAGCTGGCGGTGGGCGGCATCAAGGTCAGCCTGGGCGACGGTGAGGGCCTTCTGTGCGGACTCCTGGAGTCCCGCGACCTCGGCGAGCAGGGCTGCGGCGGCGCGGCGGCGCTGCTCAAGCTGGTCTTCGGCGTCGCTGACACCTTCCAGGAACTCCCACTCTGACCGGTAGCCGGTGTTAATGCGCCGGTCGGACTGGCTGCCGGCGTCATAGCGGACGGCCATGGCCGGGTCGAGAGCCCGGAGCGCGGCGATCAGGCCGGTGACGGCGCCGCGGTCCGCGCCGGCCTGCTCGGCGCCGGCGAGGACTTCGCCGGCCAGCTCGGCCAGGTCGCCGGTCTCGGCGAGGATCTCGGCCTGGATGTACAACTCGCGGGCCTGCTCTGCACCCATCACGCTCACCCCTTCCCGGCTACGTTGAGTGATGGTCCACTCCCCCGCTGATCGTTCGCGGGATCGTTCGCAGGGATCGTTCGCGAACGTTCACAGCGCTGGTCAGTGACGCCGCGAACGTTCATGTGCCGGGACGCGGGCCCGTCCCCTCTTCTGGTCACTGAACGTCACCCGTCCCGGCATCCGGCGATCCGTCATCCCCGGTGCCCGCAGGCAGCAGGGTCAGGTGTCCTCGCTGGCGGGGTCTCCCCATCCCGGCTAGCTCGCGGGCCTTCAGCAGCATTTCCCGGGTGTCGTCATCGCACTCGACCAGGCCGCTGGCGACCGCATCGGCGAGCATCTCAATCGTGCCGTATGGCCTGGTCACAGCCTCGGAGTCCAGCCCGGCCGCCTCTGGCTCCGCTGTGTTACCGGCCAGTAGCCAGCGGGACGCCTGGCCGCTCTTGACCGTCACGGCAACCCCGGCCTTCCGGGCGGCGACCAGGTACTCATACGCCTTCGTCTTGCCCGTGCCGATCGCCGCGGCGAACTCCGTGGCGGTGGTCCCCTTCTCCAGCAGCGGGAGCATCTTCGACACTGCGTGCGCGGGAACGCCGGGGATCATCCGCGCTGTCCGCGCGGCCGGAGCCGGGACGGAAGGGGCTTCCGGGGGAGGGGTCGCGCCGGCCGGCCGGGCGTGCCACCGCTGGTTACCGCCAGGTAGCAGGCCGACAGCGCGGGCGAGGCGGCCCCGCAGGCTGTCCGGGTCATCGGACGCGGGTAGTCGACCGCTGTCGTCAACGTCCTGCTGAGGCTCGGGCTGCCCGTAGCCGTCCAGGTCGAGCCCTGGCCCCGGGAGAGCAGGCCGGCCCGCCGGGTCGCGCTGCCAGATGATGTTCCGCTGCTGCTCGCCGATCGTCCCGATGTTGAACGCCCGGCCCCGGGCCACGACCCGCTTGGCCATCGGCTTCCAGTGCTGGAAGTAGCCAGGCTCGCCCTTGGAGTACTCGCTGATGTCCGGCATGTCATGCTCGGCGCCGGTCGCGTGGCGGGACTCCGACGCGCGGGTCATGTTGCCGATCAGGACGTCGGTCAGGTTCGCCCGGACCCCGCCGCCGCCGGTCCACTGCTGCACCGCCCGCTGGCTGGCCAGGACCAGGATAACGGCGGCCGAACGCCGCTTGCTGGCCAGGAACTCGATCCCGGACTGCGCGCCGGGGACCTTCAGGGCCTCGTCGACCTCGTCCACCAGGATCACCACGGCCGGGTCTGCCGGCGTCGGCTGGAACACCGAGTCCCCGGTGATCACGTGGGTGGCAGACCGGGCGGTGATCAGCTCCTGCGCGTACTGCAGGACCGCGAGGATCTTGTCGCACGTCCCGGCCGGCTCGTCGGCCAGGACCGACCCGGCCGCAGTCCCGGCAGCCAGGTCAGCCCACGCCAGCTCATCGCCGACCTTCGCGCCGTTGACCTGAAGCATCACCGCGTCGTCCATCGCGGTGATCCGCTCGCGGAAATTATCGAGCACGGTAGTTTTCCCCATGCCGCCCGCCGCATACACGCCGATGACCTTCCCGCCGTTCTCATCCCACAGCGAGATACTGGCGACCTCGCCTGTCTCCGGGACGACCAGCAGCGGCACCGGGTCGCGGACCGAGGCCACGGCGGGGAAGTAATCAGCGAACTGAGAGCCGGGATCGATCATCGGATGCCGGACCGGCCCCTCGATCGACGGGTCCTCATAGCGGATGTCGACCAGCAGCCATCCAGGTTTCGGGGTGGTGATGTCGATGTTGCCGTAGTCCATGCCGAGATGGTGCAGCAGGTTCTCCGCTACCCCCTCCGGGTGGGCGGCGATCTGGGATGCCCGGCCGCTGCGGCTCCCCGGGGAGCTGGTCAGCAGCAGCTGCTCGCCGAGCAATGTCGGGATGACGTTCACGAGGTCGAAGCCGCCCAGGCCGATCAGGTGGGCGATCAGGTGCCACCAGGTTTTCCGGCGCACCAGGGCGGCGGCAGCCTCCCGCTGGTCCCGCGCGTCCTGCACGGCCGGATGGCGCCGCAGCCACCGGTAGCCGAAGTAAGCCCCGGCCACGTAGACGACGGTCGGCCAGAAGCCGGGCGGGGCGAGCGGGCCCCAGCGGGCGGCGGCGGTGATCCACCCGCCCGCGGCCGCGGCGACGCCGGCCGCCTCACTGGGCAGGAATCGCTGCCGGGCGGGCCGGCCGGCGGCCAGCGCCCGGTCATACCTCCAGGTGTGCCACGCCCACACCAGCCATGTCAGGACGGTGACGGCAGCCGCGGCCAGCACGGTGTCCAGGAGCCGGACGCGGGCCAGGTACATCAGCCACGCGGCCGGCCACGTCACCAGGATCCCGGTGAGCGGCATCCGCTCGGCCGGCGCAGCCATATGCCAGGCGCGGAAACGCCGCCACGCCGACTCGGGCACCATCGGCCCGGCCGTGTCCTGCAGGTCCTCAGGATGGCCTGGGACCGGGGACGGCCGGGTGAAAGTGTCCGGGTCGGCGGACGGCATCGCTGGTTTCCTCTTCCTGGTTTCAGTAGAAGGCGTACAGGGATTCGGTCTCGGCCAGGAATTCCCCTGCCGAAACTTCGGGCTCGGCGGCGAACACGGCCAGCTGACCGGCTGCGTGCGGCAGCTTGCGGGTCACCTGCGGGGTGTTGGCGTACTGCTGTTCCATGGCCCGGACCCGGTTCCGCAGATCCTCGCGGTCAGCCGCGCGCCCGGCCCATTCCAGCAGGGGTCCGGCGGTCGCCTTGACGCCCCCGGCCGACCCCCGGTCGGCATACGGGGTCAGGGCGCTGGCGATGCGCAGGATGGCTGCCCGAGCCTGCGAATCTACGATGACCGGAGGGGCTGGCTGCTGTGCCCGCTCCCGGATTTCGCTGAACGTTGTAGCGGTCTTCATGGCGGTTCCTTATCTCCTGGTTAACCGGGGCTGCCCTGATGCCACCTGCCGTCGTGCGCCAGCTGGCCGCCGCTGTCGACAAAGGCGTCGGGGAGCTCGAAGTAGGCGCAGAACGCCCCGACCGCGCCGGCCATCGTCTGAGCGCAGGTCACCCCGGCCTCTGCGACGTCCTGCAGCATGGAGATAGCTGCCGCGTCGACACCCTTGCCGCGGTTGGTCTCGTGCTGCTCGACAACCGACTCCGCCCAGGCGGCCAGGCCCAGAACCTGCGCGGTCATCCACTGGGCGAGCTCGATGTTGCTGTCAGCCTCGAAATCGCTGGTCCCGGCGACGACAGCCGACCATTCCGCGGGCACCGCCACCATCCCGGCCGCCGCGGCGATGCGCCGGGCCCGGATGGCGGGCTGCTGGACAGTTCCGTTCGCTGGCGGCCTGGTGCCGTTTCCTCCGGTGTTCCTTGATGGCATGGCGCTTGCTCCGTTCGGGCTGGGCTGGATGGGTGGTGCGGGCTCGAGGTCTGAGTCCTCGCCTGTGCGCAGTTCCTGCCAGCGGCGGCCCAGCCAGCTGGCTGGCCGGCTGGTCAGGCTGCGGGTGTCGCGGGCGAGATAGCCGAAGCCCGCACCTGCGTGGCCGAGCACGCCTCTTGCTGCCGCCAGCCTCCAGCCGGGCGGCACGCCCTCTTCATCGCCAGCCGCCAGGGCTTCCGTCACGGCGAGTCCCGCCGCGGCGAGAAGGGCCAGGAGCGCCAGCACCGCAGCAGCGGCGGGACTGAGGGCACCGACGGCGGCCAGCAGGACCACGGCGGCGCAGGCATACAGCCCGGCGGCGATCCACGGGCCGCACCACTTGTCGCGGATGCCGTGCCAGGCCGAGGACAGGCAGGCGGCTAGCAGGCCGAGAGCGGCCAGCCAGCCGATGGTGGTGAGGATCATTGAGTTCTTGCCTTCCTTAGCAGTTAGCCGTCAGGGTGCCGTCGTAGTGGCTGGCCGCCCACGGGCTGGCCATGATCGCGTCACAGACGGCCTGGGCGGAGTTGCCGGCCCGCAGGGCGGACAGGATCGCGCCGTAGTAGCCGTCGTTGAGGGTCTGGACCGTGTACCGCAGGCCGTCCGCGGCGTCGGGGAATGCCCAGGCACCGGTGGCGTTGCTGCCGGGCCATCCGGCACCGGGGCCGGGGTTGACGTTCAAGGGATTAAAGCTCGCCTGGTTCCCGAACCCGCCGCCTTCCCTGGCCTCCCACTCGGTGACCGCGCTGAAGTCGCAAGACGTCCGCGGGTCGCCTTCCGCGGCGAGCAGGGCACTGGCCCAGCCGGCCGGGGTGTTCAGGTTGCTCCCGGCCGGGACGATCACGGCGGTGACAGCGGCGGTGCTCCCGTGACCGCCGCTGGTGCCGTGATGCGCCACCTTCGCGCCCGACCCGGCCGCCAGCACGACGAAGGCAGCAACGGCGATAAGCGGGCCCTTGTCGTTCTTGCCGTAGCGGCGGCGCAGGCGGTAGTTGTACCGGCGGTAGGCGGCCATCAGCGCTGCCCCCACCCTCGCTCGCAGGTCCAGCAGCAGAAGTAGCGCCGGTAACGGCGGGCATTGTGACCCCGCCGGCGGCAGCCCCAGTAGCGGAACATCACCGCAGCCCGAGCATCCTGAGCAGGCCCCAGAAGGCAAGCAGCAAGGCGAGGACGATGACCGCCCAGGCGACCACGTTCGCGGTGTGGGCAGACATGTGGCCGGCAGCGAGGACGAAGTCGGGGTTCACGACCGGGCCTCTCTCGTCATGCGCAGGGTGACGATGCAGACCACGGACAGCACGCCGCAGATGACGACCGCAGCAAGGCTTAGGTGGTACAGGTGATCCCAGGGAAGGCCGGCAGTGGCGACGGCGAAGGCCCAGGCGGCGACAACGGCCAGGAGCATGCGGGACAACCTGGACCAGGACCGGAAGTACGCGGTTAGCAGGAGGGCCACGATTGTCACGGTTACCGCCAGGACCGCTATGCGCCACGGTGCCCACCAGGACGGCGAGGCCAGTGCGGACGTCCACTCGTAGCAGGTGCCGGGATGCATGGCCGGGCTGAACGCTCCCGGAGGGGCCGGGGCGGGCAGACAGGTTTCCGCCGGAGCCGGCCCGGGGCACACTGCCGGGTTCGCACCGGGCGGGCAGCCGCGGGCGAGGATGCTGATCATGGGCGCGCTTACCTCCGCCGGGCCGGGGCGGGGCGGCCGTACCGCGGGCCGGCTGACTCCGGCTTGGCCGGCCGCACTGCCAGGACGAGGCACACGATGACGAACAGCGCCAGGACGATGAGGGCGCCAAGGGCGGCGTAGTGCACGTCCTTGTGGTGGGTCATCCACCTGACCTCCGCCGGCCGGGATGCCAGCCATCCGAGGACGAGGAAAGCGACCGTGCCTAGGAATGCGTGAAACAGGTTCTTGATCATGCTGCCGCCTTCTGGGGCCTGGTGGTGGTGGATTGAGCCGCGGACTTCGCGGCCTGCCGGTCGTATTTCGCTTCCTGCCACCGGGCTCTTTCGCCGGCGTTCGTGCACGCGCGGCACCGCTTCCACTCGCCGTTCGGCCCGGCCGGGATGGTGTTCTCCGCGTCCATGACGTGCAGCCTCTTCCTGCACAGGCCGGGGCCATCCGGGGTCGCGGGCCTCATGCCGTGCCGCTCCTGCTCGGGCAGGCCGCCCCACGTACCCCAGCGCTCAGGGGATGACAGGGCGAACTGGAGGCACTGAGCGGACACGGGGCAGCCGGCGCAGATGGCCCTGGCCTCGCGCGTGGCGGCCACTCCGGTGCCGTCGTCCGCGGGGAAGAACAGCCCGGGGTCCTCGTCGCGGCAGGCTGCGCGGTCGCGCCAGTCCTGGTGGCGGACGCCGGAGCGCTGGGTGAACTCGTGCTCCCGCAGGTAGGGGGCGACGGTGTAGGGGCTGGTGCTCATGACGGGCCCCCCGTGGGCACTGGCTCCGGCGCGCGCTCCGGGGAGTGCAGCACCTGCAGCGGTCCCCGGTCAGGCTCCGGGTAGCCGAGCATTGTCACGTACTCCGTGGTGGCGCTCATGCCGGAACCCCGTTCACTGCGTCGCCGACAGCGCCCAGGACGAGGTTCAGGGCGTCGGCCAGCGGTCCGGGCGGGAAGGCATCGGGGGCGCGGAACGTGGCCTCCAGGTACGCCTGCTCGGCTATGCCGGGCTCCTCCTCGGCGGCAGTGATCGCGGTCGCCGTGCAGCTGAGCACGTCGTACAGGGCCCACGGGTCCATCAGCGGGACGCTTGCTGGACCGCCGCGACCCCGGCAGCCGTCAGCTCCCGCTCGATCCGGGCGTGGATCCCGGCCACGTGCTCGCGGCCGGACAGCTCCGCCTCGTAGTCCCCGGGGGTCATCGCAGCGGCCAGGTCGTGCACGCCGATCGCCGCCATCGAGCCGGCGGCGATGCCAACCCGCAGGAGGCACGCACCGTACTGGGAGACGTCGGATGCCGGATCCGGGATGGGGGCGGGAAACTGGAGTATCGTGGCCATCGGTTGCTTTCCTTTCGCCTCCGTCTCTGTGGACGGGGGCTTGGCTTGAGGCGCCGTCG